AGCGTCTGACGTTCGATGCGCATGGCCCTCCGTTTTCCCCCACCCGTTTACACGCTCGAGAGGAGCGCCGTCATGGCCGAAACCGCGTCATTCCGCGCCCGCTCGACGTGGAGCGCCGCCGCAAAGCGCACTTTCCGCGAGGTCTCCGCCGCGCACCCGACCCTCGAAAAGTCGAAGCTAAGCATCCTCTACGCCGCGTGCGACCTCCTCTCCGAGGCCGATTCGATGCAACGCCGCATCGACGAGGACGGCCTCATGGCGACCGGCTCGCAAGGCCAACCCGTCGCCAATCCGCTCATCGCCGAGGTTCGGCAGTACCGCAAGGCCGCCCTCGACGCTCTCCGCGCGCTCGGCCTCGAGGGCAAGGGCGCCGCATCCGCCGCAGGCGCCGCGCTCGCGAGCAAACGCTGGGCATCCCGCCCGGCCAAGGCCGCCCCCGCCCCGGCACCCTTCTAACGCGACCTCGAGGAGGCCCGCATGCAAGACGCGGGCCTACTCCCCCCGTTCCCGCTCGACAAGCCCACCCTCGGGCACGCCGTCATCGGTTGGATCGAGTCGACTCTCTGGCGTCCCGACGGCGTCGACGAGCTCATCGAGCTCACCGCCGAGCAACGCAACTTCGTCCTCCACTTCTACGCCGTCGAGCTCGTGGGCCGCGACACCTTCGGACGCCCCGTGTGGCAATTCGTGTGTCGCCGCGGCATCCTCCGCCGCGCTAAGGGCTGGGGCAAGTCGCCCTTCCTCGGCGCCATCGCGCTCGCCGAGCTCTGTGGGCCCGTGCTCCCCGTCGACATCGACGACGACGGCTTCCCCTACGCCGTCCCCCACCCGATGCCGTGGGTTGTCATCGCGGGCGTCTCCGAGACGCAAACCAAGAACACCACCGACGCGATCCGCGCGATGGCAGGCAACCCCGACTTCGTCGAGGCTTACGGCGTCGACGTCGGCATGACGCGCATCCTCACCCCGGGCGGCGGCAAGCTCGTCGCCGTCACCGCCTCCGCGTCGACCGCCGAGGGCGGACGCTACACCTTCGCGATCCTCGACGAGACGCACCACTGGACCGAGAGCAACCGCGGCCACGACCTCGCCGACGTCATCCGACGCAACCTCGGCAAGGTCGACGGGCGGAGCATCGAGACCACCAACGCGCACGAGCCCGGGCGAGACTCCACCGCCGAAAAGAGCTACCTCGCGCACCTGGCGATCCTCGAGGGCCGCGCCGACGCCGACGGCATCCTCTACGACTCCCGGCAGGCGCCCGACGACATCGACCTCGCCGACCGCGACGCCGTCCGCAAGGGCCTCGAGCTCGCCTATGGCGACTCGCATTGGGTCAACCTCGACCGCATCATCCGCGAGTTCTACGACCCCGACCTCCCGCCCGAGCAGGCGCGCCGGTTCTACCTCAACCAGATCGTCGCCGCCGCCGACTCGTGGCTCGCGCCGAGCGAGCTCGAGGCCAACCGCAAGCCGAACATCCCGCCGCTCAAGCTGGGCACCTGGGACTCGCGCCGCGGCTCCACCGGCGACACCGTCGCGCTCGGCTTCGACGGCTCCCTCACCGACGACTCGACCGCGCTCGTCGCCGTCCGCATCGACGACGGCGCCCCGTTCCTCCTCGCGATATGGGAGCGGCCCGAGGGCCCCGCGGGCGTCGGCTGGCACGTCCCGAAACAGGACGTCCGCGACGCCGTCGACTACGCGTTCGCCCACCTCGACGTCGTGGCATTCTTCTCCGACGTCGCCTACTGGGAAACCGACGTCGACGCCTGGCGCGACACCTACGCCGAGCGGCTCCTCGTCAAGGCCACCACCCGCCACGCGGTCGCCTGGGACATGCGAGCCCACCAACAGGACACCACCCGCGCCACCGAGGCCCTACACCGGGCCTTCATCGACGGCGACGTCCCGTGGAGGCCGCACGAGCTCCTCACCGGCGCCGCGTCCAGGCTCGGCCTCATCGGCTCCGAGATTCTCCGGCGTCACATCCTCAACGCCCGCCGCCGCATCAACCGATGGGGCATCAGCTTCGGCAAAGAGACGCGCGAGTCGACCAAGAAAGTCGACGCCCTCGCCGCTCTCCTCCTCGCCCGCATGGCGCGCTCCCGCGTCCTCGAGGCGGGCGCGCTCAAGTCCAAGCGCAAGCAACCCGGGCGGCTCTACGGCTTCTAGGCCGACTCCCCCTCTGACAGGCCCCGGCCCCGCACCTCGCGGCGCCGGGGCCTCACCGTTTCCCCGAAAGGCTCCGCATGGACATCACGCCCAAGCTCGCCGAGGAGCTCGACGGCAAGCTCGAGGCCGACCTCAAGCGCGACGGTCGCCTCGGGCTCCCCAAGCGCTACCTCGCAGGCGACCACGACAAGCCCTACATGCCCCGCGGCGCCCGCGCCGAGTTCAAGCACATCGCCGACCGCTCAATCACCAACTGGGCGCCCCTCGTCCCCGACGAATTCAACAAGGGCCTCCAACTCGACGGCTTCCGCCGCCCCAAGGCGGAAGAGAACGACCCGTGTTGGGCGTACTGGCAGGACAACGGCCTCGACGCCCGCCAAACCATCGCCCACCGCGGCGCGCTCGAGTACGGCACGAGCTACGTCCTCGTCCTCCCCGGGCAGGACAAGAGCCGCCCCGTTATCAAGCCGCTCTCCCCGCTCCGCTCGGCGGCATGGTACGCCGACGACGACGACGACTTCCCCGAGGTCGGCATCGTCCGCCTCGACACCTTCCGCGAGGGCAACGAGCGCCGCCAACGCGTCGCCGTCATCGACGACCACCGCATCGTCACCTACTCGCGCCCCGTCAACGGCGGCGAAATGCGCCACGAGCGCACCGAGTTCCACAACCTCGGCGTGTGTCCTATGGTCCGCTTCCGCGACCGGCTCGACGGCGAGGCAATGGGCCTCGTCCGCCCGTTCAAGCGCCACCACGACCGGATCAACGAGGTTGTGTTCAACATCCTCATGGCGATGCAATACGCCTCGTTCCGTCAGCGCTGGGCCACCGGCCTCGTCATCCCCGTCGTCGAGGACGAGGACGACCCCGAGCACGGCAAGCCCATCGAGCCCTTCGAGGCCGCGGTCAACCGGCTATGGGTCTCCGACTCCACCGACACCCGGTTCGGCGAGTTCGCGCAGACCGAAATCTCAGGCCACCAAGCCGAGTACAAGGCCGCCGTCGCCACCCTCGCCGCCGCCGCGCAGATCAGTCCCGCCGTGCTCACCGGCGACCTCACCAACGTCAGCAACGAGGCCCTCCTCTCCACCCGGCACGCGACCACCCGCAAGCTCGAGGAGTACAAGCTCCTCTTCGGCGAATCGTGGGAGCTCGTATTTCGGCTGGCGTGCCGCGCCGCAGGCGTGGACGAGCCCGAGCCCGACGCCGAGGTCCGATGGCGCGACACGAGCGGTCAGCAAATGGCCGCCACCGTCGACGCGCTCGGCAAGCTCGCGCAAATGCTGGGCGTCCCGCAAGAGGCCCTTTGGGAGCGCGTGCCGAACGTCACCGACTCCGAGCTCAAGCGCTGGCGCGAGCTCGCCAAGCCCGACGCCCTGGACTCGCTCACCGCGGAAATCATGCGCCAAGGCGCCGCCGCCGACGCGACCCTCACCGCCGCGCAGGCCGCCCCACCCGCCCCGCCCGCTGAGCCCGTGAGCGCGTAGCGATGGCCGACCCGGACTGGGACGGCCTCGCCCGCGCCCACATGAGCAAGCAAGTCGCCGACGCCGCCACCGTACAGGCCGCCCTCGCGCGCCTGTGGGAGGAGACGATTCACCCCGGCTACACCGCCGTCACGTTCGCCAAGTTCCAAGAACGGGCGGTCCCGCTCATCATGGCGGGCCGGTCGATCAGCAAGGCCGAGGCCCAACGCTACTTCGAGGCGGTGCACAACCTCTCCGGCCTCGACTCCGACCTCGCCGACGTCTACGACTACCAATGGCCCGAGCGGGCCGCCAAGAGCTCGCTCTCGGCGGCCTCCGGCAAGGCCCTCGCCCGGGCCGAGGCTCTCCACCGCGCAGGCGCACCCTCCGCGGCGACCTTCGAGCTCGCCAAGCGCGCGATGCTCGCCTCCGCCAAGCGGCAAATGCTCAACGCCGGGCGCGAACGCATCACCGGCCTCACCCGCACGAGCGGCTACGGGCGATGGGCGCGCGTCAGCGACGGGAACCCGTGCGCATTCTGCCTCATGCTCGTCGGACGCGGCCCCGTTTACACGCACGACTCCGTGCGGTTCCGCGCTCACGACGGATGCGGATGCTCCGCGCGCCCCGTCCTCGCCAACGAGAGCGGATGGACGCCGCAGGCCCGCGAGGCCCGCGACCTCTACGACCGCCTCGGCGGCCTCGGCGAGCTCCGCGCCCGCCTCGACGCCCGCAAGCGCGCCGAGACGCTCGGCCTCGCCGCGTAACCCCTCCTCCCCGGCGCCACGCGCCCCGCTCGCGGCCTAAATCGGCCGGCTCGGGTCCGAGGCACCCCTAAGCCCCTCACGCGCACGACGACGCGCGTGAGACCTCCCACGCATCACGGCAAGGCCCGGGATGCCCAACGTCCAAGGAGACGCAAACCGCCCATGTCCACCGACAACCCCGCCGACAAGCCCGCCGACAAGCCCGCCGAGACCCCGTCGACTCCCCCGTGGGGCGACGACTTCGACGCCGCTCGCGCGTGGGACACCATCACCAAGCTCCGAGGCATCGAGAGCGAGCTCAAGGCCAAGGTCGCCGAGCTCGAGACCGCCGCCGAGGCAATGGTTCCCAAGGCCGACCTCGACGCCGCCATCGCACGCGCCGAGACCGCCGAGGGCAACGTCAAGGCCAAGACGCGCGAGGCCATCCTCGCCAAGGCCGAGCTCCCCGACGACCTCCACGCCTTCGTCACCGCCGAGGACGAGGAGGGCATCGCCGAGCAGGTGAGCAAGCTCAAGGCCGCGCTCACGCCCAAGGCCCCCGAGGCGGACAAGGGCGACAAGCCCGGCGAGGGCGACCCCGCCGACACCGACAAGGGCACCCCGCCCGCCAAGAGCTCGCGCCCCGCGCCCGGCCTCAAGCCCGGCCACGGGGGCGACGACCCCGTCGCGTTCGACCCCGACGCCGTCGTCGCCGCGATCCGCTCCTAACCCTCCGCAACCCCTCTAAACCGAAAGGCCACACATGGCTACCGACCACACCTTCGATTACGACGCCGAGCAGGTCGCCGTCGTCGCCGCCAAGCTCGTGCAGGAGGACTCCGCTCTGTCCGCGCTCGTCGGGCGCGACTACCAGGACGAATTCATGGCGCCGGGCTCCGCGGGCCGCCCCATCAAGGTCAAGTACCCGACCACGCTGTTCGCGCGCCACCGCGACGCGGCAGACACCACGACCAAGATCGAGCTCGACAAGATCGTCGAGGCGGGCACCACGATCAACCTCGAGCACGACATGGTCTACTCGGCGGTCCCGCTGTCCGAGGCCGACCTCAACTTCAACCTCGAGGACTTCGGCAAGCAGGTGCTGTCCCCGCAGGCCGCCGCCATCGCCGAGGACATCGAGCACCTCGTCTCGACGACGCTCAAGGCCATCGACGCGCCGACCGACTTCGTCGCGACCTACGACCCGCTCGACCCGGTCAAGTACTTCACCAAGCTCCGCGAGCACCTCCGCAAGAACGGCGTCCCCGCCGCGGGCATCCAACTCGTCGTGGGCGTGGGCGTGTACGCCGACCTCCTCGACGCCAAGGCCATCACCGACGCGAGCGAGTCGGGCTCGACCGCCGCGCTCCGCGACGCGCAGGTGGGCCGCGTGCGTGGCTTCACCGTCATCGAGTCGACCCGCGTGGACGACTACGAGATTCTCGCGTTCCACAAGGACGCCGTCACGCTGGTCACGCGCGCCCCGGCCATCCCCCGCGGTGCGACGTTCGGCGCCTCGGTCTCGGCGGGCGGCTTCTCGATGCGCTACCTCCGCGACTACGACGCGGACTACACCGTCGACCGCTCCATCGTGGCGACGTTCGCGGGCATCGCCGTGCTCCCGACGTTCAAGATCGTCCGCGACCGTGTCGCCCGCACGGCCTCGGTTCAGCAGATCGAGAACGGCGGCATCGTGCACATCGCCGACGTCACCGCGGCGCCCGTCGCGCCGTAAGGCACCTAGGCCCGAGGGCCGCCCCTAACCCGGGGCGGCCCTCGGGCCTTTCCGCGTCCCCCGCGCCCGTCTAGGAGCCCGCATGCCTGTCACCCTCCCGCCTCCGCTCTCGATGCTCGAGAGCCGCCTCGGCCTCGAGGCCAACTCCCTCGACGGCGTCGACAAGCAACGCGCCCTCGACGCCCTCGACGACGCGGCCACCCTCATCCTCGCCGAGCTCACCCCCGCCCTCGCCGACAAGTGGGCCGCCGACGCCCCCAAGGTCGCCGTCCTCGTCGCCCTCAAGGCCGCCCGCCGCGAGTACGAGAACCCGCGCGGCATCGGTCAAGAGACCTGGGGCGAGCACACCGTCGGCCTCACCGAAACCTCCGGCGTCTACCTCACCGCCCGCGAGGTCGCCCAAATCGCCCGAGCCGCCACCACCCGCCGCTCCGGCCCCGGCTCCGTCCGCATCCGCTCCGCCTACGGCGACGGCACCGGCATCGACACCTACTACGCCCCGGTCGCCGACGGCACCAAGCCCATCCCCCTCCTCTCCGCCGACGACGTCGGGAGCGTGTAGTGCTCACCACCCTCCGCTCCCCCGACCTCGTCCACCGCCTCCGCCCCGGCACCCGCGTCGACGGCGTCGGCGACACCGTCCGCGACTGGCGCACCCCCGAGCGCGTCCGCATCCCCAACGCCACCCTCGAGCCCGTCACCTCCACCGCCACCGACGGCTCCGTCCTCATCATCGAGTCGCAACGCCGCCTCCTCATCGTCGGCACCTTCGACCTCAAGGCCACCGACCGCGTCGAGGCCGACGGCGAGGTGTGGCGCGTCGACGGCGTCCCCGCCGTGCGCCGCGGACTCATCACCGGCACGCACACCGCCGTCAAGCTCGAGCGCATCGAGGCCCGATGAAAGCCGAGCTCTCGCGCGCCGCAATGGTCGCGCTCCTCAAAGGCCCCTTCGGGCAAGAGGTAGCCCTCACCGGCGCCAACGCCATCGAGGGCGCGCTCGGCGCCATCGTCCCCCACTCCGGCGACGTCCGCGTCGAGGCCGAGACACACGACGCCCGGTTCTCCGCCGCCGCCTCCGTCACCATCGTCCACCCCGGCGCGGGCGCCCTCGAGGCAAAGCACGCCTACCTCGCCCGCGCAGGCCGCGCCGCTGGCTACAAGGTCAAGGCCCGCAAGTGAAACCCCTTCTCCGCTTCCCCAACCCCGCCGTTTACACGCGCGACCGGCTCCGCGAGGCTCTCGAGCTCGCAGGCCGCGCCGACGTCACGGTCTCCACCAAGCCGACCACCGGCGCCGACGAGCACCGCCCACGCCCCTATGTGCAAGTCATGTCCCTCGGCGGCGAGACCCTCCGCGGCATCCGCGCCGACGAGGGCATCCGCCTCCTCGTCAACGACCCCGACGAGGGCGCCGCCTACGACACCGCCGAGCTCTGCCGAGCTCTCCTCGTCCACCTCGGCGTCGTCACGACGTCGGGCGGCTCCGCGCGACCCTCCACCACCACCGACCCCGACACGGGCGAGCCCCTCGCCACGGTCGACCTCGACGTCGTCACGGCGCCGAGCTAATCCGAAAGGACACACATGAGCGGCAACGCCGAAAACACCTCACTGTGGGCCGACGCCGACGTCTACGTCGCCCCCGAGAACACCGAGGGCCCCGCCGACCTCGCCGCCGCCTGGGCCGCGGCCTGGAACGCCGTGGGCCTCCTCGACGGCGAGGAGGGTTTCACCGAGTCGCGTGAGGCCGAGACCGCCGAGCACTACGCCTGGGGCGGCAAGCTCTTCAAGCGCTCCACGAGCAAGCACAAGCGAACCATCAAGTTCGTCGCGCTCGAGGACAACGACACGATGTTCTCCCTCATCAACCCGGGCTCCACCCGCTCCGCCGTCGGAGGCGTCCGCTCCTCGGTCATCAAGACCCCCAAGTCGGGCGTCAAGTTCGCCATCGGCTTCGAGACCCGCGAGGGCGACAAGATCAAGCGCCGCTTCGCCAAGCACGCCGAGGTTGTCGAGGTCGCCGACATCAAGGAGTCCGAGACCGACCCGACCGTCTACGAGGTCACCGTCGTCATCTTCCCCGAGGCCGACGGCACCCTCTACCGCACCATCGAGACCGACCCCGACGCGGGCGCGTAAGCGCCGCTCGAGCTCGCCTCGACCCTGACTCCCGAGGGCCGCTCGCGCGGGGCGGCCCTCGGGCTCCCCCCCCCCCCCCCCCCCCCCCCCCTCAACCCGCGCACCCCACCTCACCTAACCCGCGCTAGGAGACCCTCATGGCTACCGCCACCAAGACCACCCCCCGCAAGCCCGCCGCCCGCAAGCTCACCGAGTCCGCCATCGCCGCCGAGGCTGTCGGCGACCGCGTCCCGTTCGAGTTCCGCGGCGAGACCTTCGGCCTCCTCCCGACCTCGGAATGGTCGCTCAACGCCCTCGAGGCATTCGAGGAGGGCCGCGTCGTCGCGTTCCTCAAGGACATCCTCGGCGCCGACTACGCCAAGCTCCGCGGCCTCGACATCAAGGTCGCCGACCTCGAGGAGTTCGTCGCCGACGCCAAGGACGCCCTCGGCATCGCGGGAAACTGACAGCGCTCGTCGCGGTCCTCCGCGAGGCTCCCGACGTCATCGAGGCCGACCTCGCTCGGCACTACGGCGTCGACCTCGCGGAGTTCTACCGCGGCGAGCTGTCGCTCCGTCGGCTCTCCGTGCTCGTCAAGCACCTCCCCGCCGACTCCGCAACGCACCGCCTCGCCAACGACGGCGCGGCCCCGTGGCAGACCGAGCACTACCTCCTCAGCCACGTTTACACGGCCCTCACGGGCAAGCCTCACCCGGCACTCCCCAAGGCGGCACCCGGGCAGAGCAAGCAGTCGCGCTACGCCGACAAGCTCGCTCGCCTCGAGGCGCAACGCCGCCGCCTCGCCTCTCGATAGGAGCTCCCGCCTATGGCCGCCAACGTCATCGGACACGCAACCCTCAACGTCGTCCCCTCGACCAAGGGCTTCGGAAAGGCCCTCAACGGCGACCTCGGCCCCGTGGGCGACTCGGGAGGCAAGACCCTCGGCGGTCGCGTCGGCTCCGTGTTCAAGGGCGTCGTCGGCCCGCTCATGGCCGCCGCGGGCGCGGTCGGCATGGGCATGTTCGTCTCGTCCGCCATCAAGAGCGCCGGTGCACTCGAGCAGAGCATCGGCGCCATCAACTCCGTATTCAAGAGCGGGGCGGGCGGCATGCTCGCGTGGAGCGACCAAGCCGCCCTCTCCGTCGGCCTCACCCGCAACGAGTTCAACGAGCTCGGCACCCTCATCGGCTCGCAACTCAAGAACGCCGGTACGGCGATGGAGGAGCTCGGCCCCAAGACCAACGAGCTCATCGGGCTCGGCGCCGACCTCGCATCCATGTTCGGCGGCACCTCCAAAGAGGCTGTCGAGGCCATTAGCTCCGCCCTCAAGGGCGAGCGCGACCCCATCGAGCGCTACGGCGTCAGCCTCAAGCAAACCGCCATCGACGCCAAGGCCGCCGAGCTCGGTTTCCAAAAGGTCGGAGGCGCGCTCTCCGCCGAGGCCAACGCCGCCGCCACGCTCGCGCTCATCATGGAGCAGACCACCGACGCGCACGGCAACTTCGCCCGCGAGTCGGGCACCTACGAGGGCGTCATGCAACGCCTCTCGGCGTCGTGGGGCAACGTCGTCTCCACCGTCGGTACCGGGTTCCTCCCCATCGCCACCGCCGCAGGCTCCGTCCTCCTCGGCCTCATGCCGAGCGTGCAAGGGCTCGCCGACCGCTTCGCCAACCTCGCCCCGGTCATCCAAGGCGTCATCGAAATCCTCCGCACCGGCGACTTCCGCGGCGACCTCTTCGCGAGCATGGGCATCCAAGAGGACTCCGGCATCGTCGACTTCCTCCTCGACGTCCGCGAGGCCATCGCCGCCATCTTCTCCGGCGACTGGGGCACCGCAGGCGGCATCTTCGCCGAGCTCATCGGCGAGGCCGCGACCATGCGCGACGGTCTCATCGCAATGGTCGCCGAGGCCCTCCCGAACATCCTCAACGCGATAGTCGGCATGGCCCCGGCCATCCTCACCGCCGCCGTCGGGAGCTTCACCTCCCTCGTCACCGGCCTCCTCACCGTCATCCCGTCGCTCCTCACGGCGATCCTCGGCATGCTCCCGTCGATCCTCACGACGCTCCTGAGCCTCGTGCCGATGCTCCTCGCCGCGGGCCTACAACTGTTCACCGGCCTCGTGCAAGCGGTCATCACGGTCATCCCGCAGATCGTCACCGCACTCGTCACGATGCTCCCGACGCTCGCCGCGTCCCTCGTCGCGATGCTCCCCAGCATCGTCGCCGCGGGCCTCGAGCTCTTCATGGGTCTCGTCCAAGCGGTCCTCGAGCTCGCGCCGGTGCTCATCACGGCGGTCCTCACGCTCCTCCCCGCGATCCTCACGACGCTCCTGGGGATGCTCCCGTCGATCATCACGTCGGCCATCGAGCTCTTCCTCGGCATCGTCACCGGCATCCTGCAAGCGCTCCCGCAGATCGTCGTCGCCATCGTGAGCATGCTCCCGAGCTTCCTCTCGGCGATCATCCAAATGCTCCCGCAACTCATCACCGCGGCGATCACGCTGTTCCTGGGAATCGTGCAAGGCATCGCGCGTGCCACGCCGCAGATCATCCGAGCGCTCCTCGAGCTGATTCCGCAACTGGTCACCGCCCTCGTCGGCGCGGCGCCTCAACTCCTCGAGGCGGGCAAGCAAGCCATCCAAGGCTTCATCGACGGCATCGCCTCGATGGCCCGCACCGTGTTCGACGCCGCCGTCAACGTCGTCAAGGGCGCAATCGACGGCGTCAAGAGCTTCCTCGGCATCCACTCGCCGTCCCGCCTCATGCGGGGCTTCGGTCGCTTCTCCGGCCAAGGTCTCGCCCTCGGCCTGGGCGACGAGGCGGACAACGTCGAGCGCTCCGCGCTCGCACTCGCAGAGACCGCCTCCAACGCGCTCTCCGGCATCAACGTCGGCGAGCTCGACGGCGGAGTCATCGGAGTCACCGCGGACGCCGCCGAGGCGGTGCGCAGGCACGGGAGCAACTTCACCACCGTCTACAACGATCACTCGACCTCGCAAGAGGACAAGCAAGACAAGCTCCGCCGTGCGCACGTCAACCTCGAGCGCACGGTCGGAGCGTCGGGAGGTTCCACATGGCGCAAGTAGCGCTTTCCATCGTCGCCCCCTCCGGGGCGGAGCTCCCCCTCGCGTCCTCCCCGTGGGCGCCCGGGACCTTCCGTGTCATGGATGGCACGGCGGGCCTCGGGCTCCCCGTCGCCCGCGCCTCGTTCTCCGAGTCCGCGGGCGACGGGCGCCGCCTGGGCAACGTCCGCACCTCGGGCCGCACCATCAACCTCGGCATCGGCATCTTCCCCGACCCCGGCACTCCCGGATGGGTCAAGGCCGCTGTCCAAGCCCCCCTCTACCGCAACCACCTCACTAACCCGAGCTTCGAGACCCCCGGCAGTATCGCCGAGGTCCGCCGCAACCTCGTCCTGAACCCGCAAGGCACGCCCCCGATCAACGGCACCTCGCTCGCTCCCCGCTGGGCGGGCTCGGGCGGTACATCGACGACCACCTACGCCGTCCCCGAGGCAAACCTCCCCGACGGCGTCGAGACATTCGCGCGCAAGACGTGGACAACCGTGGGAGCCTCCGTGGCGGACGTCGCGTGGGCATTCACGTCTGTCAACCGAATCGCCGTCACCGCAGGCGACACCTACCGCATTCGCTACTGGTGGCGTACCTCCGTCTCGTCGGCTCCAACGGCGAGCTTCCTCGTCATGCGCATCTTCGACGCACCGTCGGGCGGCACTTCCCTCGGGTCGCCGCAGGGCGGGAGCTTCCCGGCCCCCGGGGCGAACAAGTGGCAACTCGTCGAGGGCACCATCACCGCCACGCACACCGGCTACGCCGACCTCTTCCACAACCTCAACTTCGGCTCGGCCTCTGTCGTCCCCGTCGGCTCCACCATCGACGCCACGGCGGTCCTTGTGGAAAAGACCGACAAGACCTCCGGCCTCTGGACCGGCTACCTCGACGGCACTCGCTCCCCCGACCCCGACCTCACCCCGGAATGGCTCGGTACGCCGGGCGCCTCCGAGAGCCGCCTCGTCGCGACTGTCCCCGCGGGCCTCACGGCTGGCAACGCCTTCGCGATCCGCTCGTCCGCCTGGGCGTCGGACGGCGCGCACAGTCTCCGGCTGGTCAGCACCGCGCCCGGCGCCGGTAGCGCCTACGTCATCCTCCGCAACTTCACCGCGGCGGACGCCGGAAAGACGTTCACCGCCGTCGCCACCGCACGCGTCGTCCAGACATTCCCGGGAGCCGAAAACTACGACCGTTCGTTCCTCTTCTCCGGCACCCTCGGCGTCCTGCAAGGGCCGCAGGCCCCCAACACCGTCGGGACTCACGAGGTCCGATGGACATTCCGCGTCCCCGATGGGACGACGGCAGGGACGTTCCGCCTGTACCACGGCGGCCTCCGCGGCGAGCCCGACCTCTGGTGGGACAACGTCGCCCTCGTCGAGGGCGCCTACGATGGCCCCGCGTTCACCGGCGACACCGCCGAGGAGCCGATGGGTGACACCCTCGAGGAGCGCACCGTGGGCTCCCTGGCGTACCGCTGGGACGGCACCCCGCACGCGTCAACCGCGACGTGCTACCGGCAACCGTGGGTCATGGCGGGCATCCGCTCCGACGACGAGCTCCGCGCCGAGGTGCAAGACCGCGTCGACGAACTCGCCGACGCCATCGCCTACGTCGACGGCAAGCCGCTCCCCCGGCTCCGCGCGACCTACCCCGACGGGGCCGCTCGAGAAATCGAGTTCGTCCACGTCGGCGGCGGCGAGGGCGGCCTCTCGTCCGCAGGCGAGGGAGTAGCCACCATGCTCCTCACCCTCGACTGTCCCGACGCCTTCTGGACCGACCGCGACTTCGCCGAGTTCGTCGTCACGCAAGCCGACGATGGGACGCCCTTCCTCGAGAGCCTCCCCAACGTCTACCTGCAACCCTCCGACGCCTTCGGCTCGGTGCGCGTCACCAACCCCGGCAAGGTTCCGTCGTGGGTCGACTTCGAGCTCCACGGGCCGCTCACGCACGTCGAGGCGTCCCTCGGCGCCGACGGCTGGGCGTACACCGAGCCCGTCCTCGAGGGCGAGACCGTTTACATCCGCCGCACCGCCGCGGGCATCGAGGTCATCGACCACCTCGGCGCCTCCCGGTACTCCGCCCTCGCGGACGTGCCGCGGTTCTTCCAACTCCCTCCGGGCACTAGCACCGTCAACGTCCGCGTCACCGGCACCACCCCCGCTACGCGCGTCATCGGACGCTACCGCCCCCGCTACCGACAGGTGTTCTAATGGCCTCTCCCCTTGTCGCGCAAGTCCGCAACGCCGACCTCGAGCGCGTCGGCATCCTCTCCGACGAGGATGCCGCCGCGCTCAAGCTCTTCCCCGTCCGAAACGGCGTGGGAACGTGGGAGCTCGAGCTCCCGCACCTCGTCCGCGCGGGCGCCGACATGGGGCATTGGGTCCGCCACCCCAAGACGTACAGCGAGTGGGTTGAGCTCCGCCGCAACCACTTCACCAACCCCGGCGCCGTCACCGGCACCCGCTTTACAAGCTGGGCAGGCGCAAGCGGCAACGGCAAGGCCGAGAGCACCGTCTCAGGCATCGCCTGGGCGGTCTCCGGCTACGCCCGCCGCGTCACCTGGACCGCCGTAGGCGGGAGCCCCGACAACGGCGACGCGGGCGTCGTCGTGGGCACGCAATCCGGCTCGGACATCATCACCCCGGACGCCGAGTGGACTGTCGAGTACGACATCGAGCTAAGCCACGACGCCACCCTCTCCGCGCCGACCCCCTACGCGTCGACCGGCTCCTACACCGGCATCGCGCGGAGCCACACCACCAACACGACATTCGCCGCAGGCCGCGCGCACCACCGCTGGCTCACGTTCCGCGCCGACGCCACCGCCATCGCCAACACCCTCCGCGTCATCCAAACCATGTACGGCAAGAGCGTGGGCTCGTGGATGCAAATTTCCAACGTCGTGCTCTACCCCGGGCGCAAGGCCGACTTCCCCTACATCGACCCCAACGCCCCCGCGGGCGAGCTCCTCCGCACCCGCTGGACGAGCACCGAGAACCTCTCCGCCGTCGTCGAAGAGTCCCGCGTCATCACCTCCAAGCCCGACGAGTTCGTCGTCGACCACCCCGCGGGCTCATGGGTGCGCCACCGGCTCGCCGAGGAGCTCGCCAAGCCCGGCTCCGGCATCATCGTCGACCTCCCGGGCGGGCAACGCTTCACCGGCCCGACGCTCTCCCCCGAGTTCGTCGAGACCACCGACGACCCCCGCGGCAAATGGCGGTTCACCGGCGTCTCCGACTCCGTCGTCCTCGCCGACCGGCTCGCGTACCCCGACCCCACCGTCGCCGACGCGCAAGCCTCGAGCTCCTCGCGGGCCTACGACACCCGCTCCGGGGCCGCCGAGACCCTCATGCACGCCTACGTCGACGCCAACATCGGCCCGGCCTCCGGCACCACCCGCCGCGACACCCGGCTCGTCATGGGCACCGACCTCGGGCGCGGCGCCTCCCGTGTCAAGTCCGCACGGTTCCCCACCCTCCTCGAGCTCTGCCAAGAGCTCGCCGCCCCCGACGGGCTCCTCTTCGACGTCGTGCAAGTCGCCGACCGACTCGAGTTCCGCACCGCCGTCCCCCAAGACCGCACATCCGAGGTCCGCCTCGACGTGCAAGGCGACACCCTCGACGCCGCCAAGTGGGGATACTCCGGGCCCTCCGTCACCGACGTCGTCGTGCTCGGCTCCGGCGAGGGCTCCGAGCGCGTCATCCGCACCCGCTCCACGAGCTCCCCGGATGCCGCCGCCTGGGGCCGCGTCATCGAGGTCTCCGTCGACTCCCGCGGCTCCGAGGACATCACCGAGCTCGACACCAAGGGCGACGAGGTGCTCGCCGCCAACGGCGCCCGCATCGACTCCCTCGACCTCGTCCCGTCCGCGATCAACACGCGCGACCTCGGCTCGCGGTACTGGCTCGGCGACCTCGTCACCGTCAACGTCGCAGGCGTCCCCGTCAAGGCCACCGTCTCCGAGCTCCGTATCGAGGTCACCCCCGAGGGCGTCTACGCAACGGCCAAGGTCGGCGACGCCGTCGGCTTCGACCCCGACAAGGCCACCGGCGCCCGGCTCTCCGGCGTCGAGTCCCGCGTCTCCGCGCTCGAGCGCACCGCCGAGGCCGCCATCCCCGCTCCCACGCAAGGCACCACCGCCCAACGCGACGCCTACTACGGCACGCCGACGAGCGACGCCCAACGAGCCGCCCTCGCCAACGCGCGCATCGCCTACTTCAACACCGACCTCGGATGGATGGAGAGCTACTACGCGCCGACCGGCACCGCGGGCCTCGCCGCCCGCGGCCTCGTCACTGGAACCGCCGCAGGCTGGTATCCCATCGGGCGGGGCCCTCGAGCGACGCTCCACGCCGCATCGGGCGGCCAGACGCGCACCAACGGGCAGTCCTACGAGGCATGGCAACCCTTCGGCTCGGGCGACTCCAACCGCAACGCGGGCGACGCCTTCGTGAGCGCGGAGACCTCCTATCTCCGCATGAATCTCGCGGGCCGCTGGCGCATCGCCGCTGGCCTGTACTTCCCCAACGGGAGCGGCACGGGCGTCCAATCCCTCCGCGTCAACACCGCCTCCGGGGGCGGCCTCAAGGCCATCGCCAAGCCCGTCCCGCTCCTCGGAAACTACGGGCAATTCATCGAGTGGGAGTTCCCGGACATGCCTGTCCCCGCGGGGGCTGGCGCGTTCCTGTACACCGACGCCGCTTCCTGGACTATCGGCGGCTCCAACTCCTATCTCGCGGTCGAATACCTCGGCCCGGCCCTCGTCACCGCCTGACACCCCACCTAGAGAGGCCGCCCCGTTTACACGACGGGGCGGCCTCCGCACGAAAGGACTTCCGTGGCCGACTACGCCTACCCCAAGGCCCTCACGGGCCTCCAAGACGTCCAATGGTCGAACATGATGTCGGCCTACATCGAGGACGGCGTCACCACGCCCGGCGCGTTCGCGCCCTCCGCCGACGGCTCCGGCATGGCGGTCAAGCTCGCCCCCGGCGAGGCCATCGTGCGCGCCGTGCTCACCGGCGACGCCGACACCGCCACCGTCGCCATCGACGCCGCTCCCGCCGCAGGCACCGCCCGCATCGACACCATCGTCAAGCGCCTCAACCGCTCCTCCACCCCCGTCATCCAAACCGCCGTCGTCAAGGGCAACCCCTCCGCCAACCCCACCCGCCCCACCCTCACGCAAAACGCCTCCGGCGTGTGGGAGTGGCCCGTGTGCGACGTGCGCGTCGACGGCGGAGCCACGAGCATCCAATCCGGCAAGATCACCGACCGCCGCTCGCACACCGGGCAAAACGTCGGACGCTGGACGACCGACACCCGCCCCGGCAACCCGCGGCCCTACGTCACCCTCGGCTACAACACCACCCGCGCCGCCTGGGAGTACCACGACGGCACCACCTGGCGCGACCTCGTCGAGCAAGGCGTCGTGCCTGTCAGCAAGGGCGGCACCGGCGCCACCGGCATCAGCCTCCAACTCCTCGCCAACCTCGGCATCGTCGTCTCCGCCACGCAACCCGCGGCAGGCACGGCGATCCTGTGGGCCAAGCGGAGCGCGTAGCCAATGGTCTACACCGAGGGTCAACTCAACGGCGCCCGCGACTACCGCGTCGGCTTCACCATCAACTACTCCGGCGTCCAAGACTGGAACGCCAACACCTCCCGCTTCGACTGGAAAGTCGAGCTCGTCGACGCCGCCAACTACGGCTCGTGGACGAACGCGACATGCAAGGTGTGGGCGAACATCGGAGGCGTCGGCTACTACGGCACGTTCACCATCCCGAGCGCCGCCAACCGCCGCCTCGTGCTCTCCGGCTCCACCTGGCACGCGCACGACGGCGAGGGCTTCCGCTCCGGCTTCGCGAGCAACGCCTACATCAAGGTTCCGCACTCCAACATCGGCGAGGGCGGCTCCGGCGACGCGTGGGTCGACGCGCCCCGCATCCCCAAGCCGCCCGCCAAGCCCGCCGCGCCGACGTTCTCCAACATCACCACGAGCAACGTCCGCGTCACCTCCGGCATCCCCGACAACCGCGGCGCCGCCATCGACGCCTACGACTTCCAATTCGCGCTCGATAGCGCCTTCACCGGCGCGACCACCCGCAACCACAACGGGCATGTCCTCGACATCAACCCGCTCGCCGCAGGTAAAGACCACTGGTTCCGCACCCGGGCGCACAACTCGCGCGGATGGGGCCCGTGGAGTGACGCGCGCTCGACCAAGACCAAGACCGCGCTCTACTTCATCGACCCGGACACCGACGTCGCCGAGACCGTCGAGCTCTTCGCCTGGACCGGCACCGCCTACACCCCCGTCGAGCTCCTCCTCGACCCCGAGCTCGACGGCACCTTCGTCGCCCCGGCGTAAGCCCCGGCGACTCCGTCAAGGCCCGCCTCGCCCACCCCGCGAGGCGGGCCTTTCCCGTCCCGAAAGGACCGCATGCCCATCTACCCCACCGGCTCCGCCTCCCTCCCCTTCGTAAGCTCCCCCTTCGGGCCGCGCAAGGGCGGCGCGTTCAGCTTCCACTACGGCGTCGACTTCGGCGTCACCGGCTCCGCCATCGCCTCCGACGGCGGCCTCGTCACCTTCGCAGGCTGGGCGAACAGCGCCGCAGGCAACACCGTCATCCTCGACATCGGCGGCGGCATCGAGCTCCTCTACATGCACCTCGCCTCCATCGCCGTCCGCAAGGGCGACCGCGTCGCCGAGGGCGCCAAGCTCGGCGTCATCGGACGCTCCGGCAACGCGACCGGCGTGTGCCTCCACTACGAGGTCCGCGTCAACGGCAAGAGCATCGACCCGCTCCCGTGGCTCGCAGGCCGCGTCAACGCCGCCGCACAGCACCCCGCACGCGCCCGGTACGGCGAGGCGTGGGTCAAGGCCATCCAAGACAAGCTCCTCCGCATGGGACACGACCTCGGCCCCACCGGCGCCGACGGCAAGGACGGCCCCAAGACGCAAGCCGCCGTGCGCTTCGAGCAACAGCAGGCGCCCAAGAACGGTTATAAGGCCCTCAAGGTCGACGGCATCGCGGGCCCCGACACCAACGGCTATCTCGACTGGTGGCTCGCCCGCAAGGCCGCCCCCGCCCCCGCCCCCGCCGCATCGGGCCGCCCCACCATCCGCAAGGGCTCGAGCGGCCAAGCCGTGCGCGACCTGCAAGCCCGCCTCAAGAGCAACTATGCGCTCTACGCGGGCCGCCTCGTCGTCGACGGCAAGTTCGGCCCCGCCACCGAGGCCGCCGTGCGCGAGTTCCAACGCCGCGCCGGGCTCAAGGTCGACGGCATCGTCGGCCCGGCGACGTGGGCGAGGCTGGGCCTGTAATGGGCACCCCCGCCCCCGCGGAGGTCACGGTCGCCGTGGCCTCCGCCGACCCCGTCGTCGCCGCCATCGCCCGCCTCGAGGGCAAGGTCGACGTCGCGCTCGCCCTCCACGGCGCCGACCTCCGCGAGCTCCGCCACGACCGCGACGACCACGAGGTGCGCATCCGCGCCCAAGAGGCCCGCAAGACCGTCTCCCCCCGCGACTTGTGGGTCGGCCTCGGCGGCGCCGCCGCCACCGGCGCCGCGCTCGCCTCCATCATCCGCACCATCTACCCCGCCTAGAAAGGCCCCGCATGAGCATCCCCAAGACCCGCGCCGAGCTCCGCGAGCTCAACGAGGCCCGACTGGCCTCGGGCCGCGCGCCCCTGTACACCGCGACCTTCTGGCTCGACCTCCTAGAGCGCGTCGCCACGAGCGCCGCAAGCGGCGCCGCCGCGGTCGCCGCCGCGGGCGCGTTCAACCTCGTCGACGTCGCCTCGTGGGAGGCCCTCGCGGTCGGCGCGGGCACCGCCGCGCTCATGTCATTCCTCAAGGGCATCGCCGCGAGCCGCTCCGGCTCCGCGTCGCTCGTCCCTGGCGTGTAACCCCTGGCCCCCGTCCTCCCTCGAGGACGGGGGCCTTTCGCCGGTTCCGGGCGTCGACTTGCGCGAGTGTTTACACGCGTGTATTGTGGGACACATGACGAACACCACCGCCGCCACCACCACCAACGAGACCCTCGCCGCCGCCCACTTCGAGGTCGGCTCGCCCGTCTACCTCGCGACCGTCGCCGCCCTCGACGCGCAGGACGCGTACACCGACGCGCACTCCCGCTGGCGCGGCGAGCACGGCGAGCTCGAGTGCAAGTGCGGGCGCCCGTTCCGCACCTCGCGCGCCTTCGGCCTCCACCTCTCCGCCGTCGGCAAGGCCGCCGACAAGGTCTACTTCGCCGCCTACGACGCCGCCCTCGCCGGAGTCCGCGGCTAACCCTCCTCCACGGCCCCCGAGCTCCGGCTCGGGGGCCTTTCGCGTTCCGTGGGCAGAGCACGAGCCCGAGGCGTCCTCTCCGGGCATGACATCCACGCTCCCGCTCATCGGCCTCGCAGGCCGCAAGCGCCACGGCAAGAACCGCGCCGCCTCGCACCTCCTCCCGCTCGGCTACCGCCCCGTCGCGTTCGCCGACCCGCTCCGCGAGCTCGTCGCCGCGATCAACCCCGCCGTCGCGACCGTGCAAGGCGAGCTCGTGCACTACGTCGAGACCGTCTCCGACCTCGGCTACGAGGCCGCCAAGGACGAGGTCGACGAGGTGCGCCGCGTGCTCGTCGACACTGGCACCAAGGGCGTCCGCGAGACCCTCGGCGTCCGATGGGGCCTCGAGGAGCTCCTCGGCTCCGGCCTATGGGTCGCCCTCGCCGACAAGCGCATCCGCGACGCCCTCTCGCACAAGCGGCTCGAGGGCTACTACGCGAGCGAACAGCGCACCGTGCGACACTGGCGCGACCTCCTCGCGTTCACCGACGTCCGCTTCCCCGACGAGGCCGACCTCATCCGCTCGCACGGCGGCATCGTCGTCCGCGTCGTGCGCCCCGGCCTGGCCCGACCCGCCGACGAGGACATCAGCGAGACCGCGCTCGACGACTACGACGTCGACTACACCATCCTCAACGACGGCACCCCGCGCGGCCTCGAGCTCGCCGTCGAAGCGTTCACCCGGGAGCTCGCATGACGCCCCTCGAGCTCCTCGGCCTCCACCTCTACCTCCTCACCCTCTCCAACGTCCTCAGCGTGGCCGCGGTCGCGCTCATCGTCGCCGTGGCGAGCCTCCGACGGCGGTAAACTGGCCCCGTCCTCCAACCCTCGGAGGGCGGGGCCTCTCGCGTTTGTAGACACACGCGACTCGACTTGCGCGAGGCATAGAGAAAGCCGCTACCATGCGAGACGTGACCGGCATTCTCAACCAACTCTCCGAGCGCGCCCAAGAGGGCATGCGGGCCTATATGCAGGGGCCGGGCCCCTTGCGCACGATGGGCACCAAGCAAGCCGCCGCCGCCCTCGTGGAGGCCCGCGAGCTCTTCCAGACCCGCGAGGGCGAGCCCGACCTCCTCGGGCAGTCCTACGACTACCGCGAGTGGGTCTCCGCCGCCCTCGACAAGGCAGGCGTCCCCAAGGCCGACCGCACCAACTTGCAAGCCGCCATCCGCCACCACGTCTCGCCGATGCTCCGCGAAAAGTACGGCGACGAGCTCAAGCGCCGCGGCCTCGAGCCCGGCTCCACCGTCGAGCGCCGCCGCTCCCGCCGCAACCACGACGCCAAGCTCCTCTCGCTCTTTGCAGGCGGCGCACCCGTCACCGACCTCGACGACGCCACCGAGCTCGCTAACTACGCCGCCCGCGCGGTCAACCGCATCCAATCCGGCATCGCCCCCGACACCGGCGCCGCCGAGCTCGCCGTCACCGGCCTCCGGCGGCTCGCCAAGGCCGCCAACGATGCGGCCCGCAGAATCACGCCGTAGCCTCCCCTACCACATTTCTCGACGCCTCGTGAGCACTTAGCGCTCACGAGGCGTCCTCTCTTTGCGTCCAAGACCATCCGACGCAAGGAGCCAAGCGTGACAACGCCAAAGGCCAAGACTGAGAGCGTGGGCGACGCCCGGTTCTACGTCTCCCCCGACGACCCCGACGTGCGCCACCCGGGCGTCACCACCATCCTCAACGCCCTCCCGAAACCCTGGCTCAAGCCGTGGGTCTCCAAGGTCATCGCCGAGGCCGCCGCCGACAACGTCGGCGTCATCGTCTCGATGATGATGGCAAACCCGACCGGCTGGCGCGCCGCCGCCGTCGACCTCCTCAAGCGGGCGCCCGACCACCTCCGCGACGGCGCCGCCGACACCGGCACCGCCGCGCACGACCTCTTCGAGCGTATGGCCCGCGGCGAGACCGTCACCGACGTCTCCGACGAGCTCGAGCCGTACCGCGTGCACATCGACGAGTTCCTCAACACCGTGCAACCCGAGTTCCTCTACCTCGAGGAGACCGTGTGGAGCGACCCGCACCGCTACGCCGGATCGTTCGACTGGCTCGCCAAGATCGACGGCGAAATCGTGTGGGGCGACACCAAGACCAACAAGGCAGGCGCCAAGCCCGAGGTTGGCCTACAGCTTGCGGCCTACCGCAACGCCCCGCACATGCTCGCCCGCGACGGCTCGCGCATCCCGAACATCAAGGGCGACTCCGGCGCCGTGTTCCACCTCCGCCCGGAGGGCTGGTCGCTCACCCCCGTCCGCGTCGACGACGAGGTGTTCGAGACCTTCCTCCACCTCCGGGAGGTGTTCGAGTACGACAAGACCGTCTCGCGCACCATGCTCGGCACCCCCGTCGCGTTCGGCCCGCCCGAGGCCGCGCCCAAGCCGCGCAAGCCCCGCGCACCCCGTACCGCCTCCACCACCGTCACCCGCACCCGCACCCGAAAGGCCACCGCATGAGCACCGCCATCGCCAAGATCAAGCCCAACGGCAACCGCGCCGAGCGCCGCGCCACCGAGCAACACCTCCGCCGCCGCACCCGCCGCACGCACCGCGCCGTCGTCCGCGCCGAGCGCCTCGTCGAGGCCGCCGAGGGCACCTCGCTCGAGTACATCGCCCGCGAGTCGCTCGAGCGCCGCCTCGGCTACCGCTCCGCCGCCTACGCCGACCTCGACCGCTTCCAGCGCCGCACCAAGGGAGCCCGCAAGTGAGCGCCACCCTCAACGCCATCGACAACGCCATCCTCACCAACGAGCGCGCGCTCGCCACCGCCAAGAGCGAGCGGGCGAGCGCCGCCGACAAGCTCGAGGCCGCAGAGCGCACCGTCGCCCTCGTCGAGAGCATCCTCGCCGAGCTCCGCGCCGACCGCGCCCGCCTCGCGGCCCCGCCGCCCGCCCCCGACCCCGAGCCGGAGCCGGAGCCGGAGCCGGAGCCGGAGCCGGAGCCCGCGCCGGAGCCGGAGCCCGAGCCGGAGCCCGAGCCGGAGGAGGCCGCCATCTTCGACGAGCTCGGCGGCGAGGAGGTGCTCGCCTCGTGAGCAAGACCGCCAAGGCCCTCATCGCCCTCGCCGTCCTGGCCGCCACCGTCGGCGTCGTCGCCGCCTCCCCGAGCGGAGGCGGATGCCGTGGCTAGAGCCGTCCGCTTCACCAAGCGCGTTTACACGCGGGCTCTCGAGGCCAACCGCGACGCCCGGCACGCCATCCTCCGCTCCGCCGTCACGCACCGCTACTTCGAGACCGGCAACCACGCCGACATCGTCGAGCTCCGGCGCCTCGGCAAGCTCCGCTTCGCAATCATCGCTCGCCACCGCCGCGAGCAGGGAGGAGACCCTCGTGGACTCTGACACCACCCCCACCGCGATCCTCGGCACCAACGAGGACGTCGTGTGGCTCGCCGGGCTCCTCGAGGGCGAGGGTACTTTCGACGCGCACCGCCGCAAGTATCCGCGCATCCGGCTCGGCATGACCGACCGCGACGTCGTCGGGCGCGCCGCGAGCCTCATGGGTTGCGGCATCCGCCTCACCCTCAAGCCCGCCCCGATGTCGCCGACATTCCACGCCGAAATCTCCGGCGAGCGAGCGGCCCGCATCATGCGCGAGCTCCTCCCGCACATGGGCGCGCGCCGCTCGGGCCGCATCGCCGAGGTGCTCTCCATCCACGCCACCCGCACCGGCAAGCTCGCCCCGCGCGCCGGAGGCGGCTCGAGGAGCACGCCCGGCCCGTCGCTCGGGCGCCCGCTGGGCATCGCCAAGCCGCAGGCCCCCGCGGCATGAAAGAGGCCCCCGGGCCGAGGTTCCCATCCTCGGCCCGGGGGCCTTCGTCATGCGGGCCTAGCCTCGCGCATAACGGTTCCGCACGTTCCCCATCCGGCTCCCCAGCCTTCCGAGCGGGGCGTGCGCCCCCCCGTAAGGCCGACACTACTGGCACCGGTTCCATACGCGCAAGCCTTTTCACGCAAGTCGCCTCACGAATTTCGTGTGAGCAGGCGGAGCCCTCGAGGCGTCCTCTCAGGGCATGACAGACAACACCGCCTCCACCGCCCCCGCCGCCGACGTCGCCGCCCCCGCACCGCGCAAGGCCAAGGCGGGCCCGCTCCGCCCCGAGCCGCCGCGCAAGCTCACCGCGGGCGCCAACGTCGCCGACGCCGCCACCGGGCGCCGCTTCGGCAAGGTCAAGACCATCCTCCCCGGCGACCGCTTCGTCGTCGCGTGGGAGGACGGCGAGACCGCGCACGAGCACCGCTCGGTGCTCGTGGCCCGCTTCACCACCACGAGCAAGCGCCGATGATGTCCGCCCCCGAGGTCGCCCTCGCCTACGAGGTCGGCGACCCCAAGCTCGCCGACCTCGGCGACCCGACCTTCACCGCGCTCCGCGACCGCCTCGACGACTACACCGTGTAAACCACCCGCCCAAGGCCCCATCCCGACTACTCCCGGGATGGGGCCTTTTCTCGTCTCCGCGTGAGCAGGCCGAGCCTCCGAGGCGTCCTCTCTGTGCGTCCACCTCCACCGGAACGAAAGAGACGCACCGCATGGGCCTCAAAATCTTCGGCGACGCCGACCCCACCACCCTCCCCGAGCCGACCGCCTCCGTCGACGACGTCGTCGGACGCTTCCGCTCCGGGCACCGTGTCAACGGCGAGCCCGAGCCGCTCTCCAAGTGGCGCATCACCACCTCCGACGACGAGGTCGCCGCGACCGTCGCCGACCTCTTCGAGGGCACCCTCCCGCAACAGTGGGAGACCGACGCCGACGACGACCTCGAGGTGTTCACCGACGTCGCCGAGGTCGACATCATCATCGAGCGCCCGTCCGCGCTCCGCGAGCGCATGGTGCTGTTCAAGAACAACAAGCTCGTGTACGCCTCCGACGGCGCCCACCTCCTCGACTCCAACGGTAAGCCGACCGAGACGCCCGACCCGCACGCCGCCCTCGGCTACCGGGAGCGCAAGGCCCTCGGCGAGGCGGGCACCGGCCCCAACCCCGACATCGACCTCTTCTTCCGCCTGGCCGCCAAGCCCGAGCTCGGCGTGTTCCTCCTCCACACGACGTCGTGGCCGACCTCCTACGAGTTCGCCCGCATCGGCCTCGCCGACAAGCTCGCCGCGCACGGCGGCCCCGTCACCGCCACCCTCAAGCTCGACCCCCGCTCGTTCCGCTCCAAGACCGGCAAGAACAAGGGCGAGCTCGTCACCTACACCGCCACCACCATCGACCTCAAGGACAACGCATGAGCATCGACATCAACACCCTCGCGGCCCTCAACGCCGCCGTCGACAAGTACCGCCGCCGCGCCCTCCTCGTCGGCCTCGCCGCCCTCGCGCTCGCCGCGCTCATCCTCCTCGGCCCGCCCATCGCGTTCGGGCTCCTGGTGTTCCCCGCGCTCGACATCACCGGCTGGGCGGCCTTCTGGCTCACCATCGGCGCCGTCGTCGTCTGGTGGCTCCTCATCCGGCTCTACGAGGTCACCCGAGCCCTCCTCAACCACGCCGACCTCGCGCTCACCCTCACCCGCGCCGTCAAGGCGTAACCCCCCCTCCCCACCCCGGCCCCCGCCTCCTCGAGGCGGGGGCCTTCGTCACGAAAGGCAACCCCGTGCGCCTCACCGTTTACACCCGCTCGCTCGCCGCATGCGTGCAATGCGACCTCACCGTCCGAGAGCTCACCAACCTCGGCATCCCCCACGACGTCGTCCCCGGCATCGACACCCCCGAGCTCGCCGAGACCCTCGAGGAGTTCAAGGCGCGCGGCCTGTCCTCCGCGCCGCTCGTCGTCGCGCACGACGCCGACGGCTCCGAGCTCGACGCGTGGGCAGGCTTCCGCCCCGACAAGTTCAAGCCCTACGCGGCATGAGCGCCCCGTGAGCCCGTGCATCGTCGGCGAGCTCGCCGCCCTCCGCATCGCCTCCCTCAAGCCGTGCGAATGGTGCGGCGGCGACGTGCTCCGCCCCTCCACCCGCTCCGGCGAGTGCCACGTCTACCGCGAGGCGGACGTCTGCCCCGAGTGCTCGCCCGACGGCGAGCCCCACCCCCGCACCGGCGCCACGCAATGCGTCCGGTGCGGGCTCCGCCTCCCCGCGCTCTGAGCACCGAGGACGCCCGAGGCGTCCTCTCCTCATGCCCACCTCCACCCGATAGGACAGTCATGCAACTCACCGACCTCCTCCCGATCCTCGACGCTGTCGAGGAGAGCGACGGATGGCTCGCGCGATGCCCCGCGCACGACGACTCGCATGCCTCGCTCCGTGTCACGGTCTCCGAGGCGGGCAAGGTGCTCATCAAGTGCCGCGCCGGATGCGCCACGCTCGACGTCGTCAAGTCGCTCGGGCTCACCATTCGCGACCTCGCGACGATGAGCTCGGGCGGCGCCGAGCCGACCAAGCGCGCCACCTCGACCGACACCCCGGCCAACCCCGCCGCCGTCGCCGAGCTCGCCGTGCAACTCGACGAATGGGCGCACGCGCTCCCCGTCGCCGTCGACGCGCTCGCCTACGCCGCCGACCGCTTCGGCCTGTCCGCCCCCGACGCCATCCGGCTCGGCCTCGGCTACGCCGAGCGCGCCGTCTACGGCCCCGACCGCGAGCTCCTCTCCGGCCTCCCCGGAGGCCCCCGCCTCGTCGTGCCGTTCCGCGACCGCGACGGCGTCGCCCGCGGCTATCAGGCCCGCGCGCTCGCCGCCGACGCCCGCGTCCGCTGGTACGGCCCCGAGTCGCCCGAGGGCGAGTCCTGGGCGCGCATCGGCTACTTCCCCGCCGCCAAGTCGACGGGCGAGGTGCTCGTGTGCGAGGGGCCCGGCGACGCGCTCACCGGCGTCGCGCTCGGCTGGGACACCGTCGGCGTCCGCGGCGCGGGGCTCGCCGCCAACGCCTCCGTCGTCCGCGAGCTCGCCACCCTCATCGGCGAGCGTGTCGCCGTCATCGCAGGCGACGGCGACAAGGCAGGCCGCAAGTTCGCCGCCGAGCTCGCCGACGCTCTCGTCTCCGAGGGCGTCGCCGTGCGCGTGCTCGAGCTCCCCGACGGGCTCGACCTCACCGACTGGCGAGGGCAGGCAGGCGCCACGATGGGCGGCGAGCTCGCCCGCGCCATCGCCGCCGCCAAGCTCCGCGAGCCGACCGTGCACGAGCCCGACGACATCGACCCGACCAAGCCCCTCGCGGGCCTGGCACCTCGGGACATCGTCGCCGCGATCCTCAACCGCTACGAGTTCGCCCGCACCCCCGAGGGCGGCATCGTCACCATCGAGCGTCACGTCTCCGGTGCGGGCGTCGCCGAGGAGGTCTCCGACCTCCCCGCGACTATCGCGCGCATGGTGTGGGACGAGGCCGAGGAGTCGCTCAAGCCGCAAGAAATGAGCTCCGCCAAGACCACCCTCACCGCCATCGCGAACAACGCCCCGGTGCGCCCGGCGCCGCTTCGCACGTTCGAGACCGGCGACGGCATCGTCGTCGACCTCGGGCGCGACGACGGGCGCATCGTGCACCTCTCCGCCGACGGCTGGGAGGTCACCGGCGCCCGCGAGCGAGGCGCGCCCGCGTTCCGCCGCACCCGCGCCACCGAGCCCCTCCCGCTCCCCCAGCGCGGCGGCTCACGCGAGACGCTCCGCAAGGTGCTCGGCCTCGAGCCCGGCTCCCGGGAATGGCGACTCATCTACGGATGGCTCGTCGGCTCGCTCTTCGAGGCGTCCTCGCGACCGGTGCTATGGGTCTCGGGCCCGCAGGGCTCCGGCAAGTCCACGCGCGCCCGCATGGTCAAGTCCGTCATCGACCCCGCCCTCGGCCCCACCGGGAGAGAGGGCGCCCTCGGTGCGGCACCGACCGGCGACGAGCGCGACGACACCACCTCGGCGGCGGGGCAATTCGTCCCGTCGTGGGACAACATATCGTCCGTCCCGACGGCAACGTCGGACTGGTTTTGCACGCTCGTCACGGGCGCCGCGACCGCCCGACGCCGCCTGTACACCGACGGCGATATGTACATCCAACGCATCCGCCGCACCGGCGTCGCCACCTCTATCGCCATGCCGCTCGGGCTCCGCCCCGACGCGCTCGAGCGCCTCGTCTCCGTCGAGCTCGAGCGCGTGCCGATGGAGGAGCGGCAGACCGAGGGCGCCGTCTGGCGCGAGTTCCGCGAGGCACACCCCGAGGTGCTCGGCGCGCTCTTCGACGACATCGTCGGAGTGCTCCGCAACCTCGAGGCCGCCTCCCGGCAACGCATCGCGCTCCCCCGCATGGCCGACTACGCCGAGCACCTCATCGCGCTCGACCTCCACGTCGGCCTCCCGCCCGGCTCTCACGAGAGCTACTCCGGCGCCTACATCGAAAGCGTCGACGAGGCGATCACGACCCGCGCAGGCGACGACCCGCTCGTCACCGCGCTCGTCAAGCTCACCTCCGGGCGCAAGGGATACGGCTACCTGTGGGAGGGCACCGCCACCGAGCTCCGCGACGCGCTCGCGGACTACCGCCCGACCGACCCGTCGGAATGGTGGCCCTCCGGCCCGGCGCAACTCGCCGCCGAGGTGCTCAAGGCGTCCGAGGCCGCGCGTGCGCTCGGTCTCACCGTCACCAAAGAGCGCATCGGCAAGGCCCGCACCCGAGTCATCCGACTCGTGTGGAACGCGCCGACGTGCGCGCCCGAGGAGCCCGACGAGGCACCCGCCCCCGAACCGCCCCGGCTCGGGCAGGCAGACACCCCGCGCGAGGCGTCCTCTCCTCACACACACATCACCGCAGGCGCCGACCTCGATTCGGTTCTCTGACAGAAAGGCCGCTCATGGCATCCCCCACCCGCCGCTACATCGTCGTCGACGACCCGACGTTCACCGATGGGCCCTACGGGCGCCGCATCCTCGACGGCCCGCACGCGCCCCGCGTAGGCGACGTCGTCGAGGCCCTCCCCGGCGTCCACCCCGACGCCGACGGCGACCTCCTCGTCGAGTTCAAGGGCACCCGGCTCCACGTCGGCGTCGACGCCCTCGCCTCGGTCGACAAGCTCATCGCCGAGCGAGGCGTCACCCCGCTCGCCGACTGGGAGCGCGAGCTCCTCCGCGGCATGAGCTACCACGAGGTCACCATCGCCCGCCCCCTCGTCAAGCCCACCGCGCTCGCCGACGTCCTCATCACGCACGGCATGAGCGGCGAGACCGCCGAGGTGCTCACCGCGCTCGCCATCATGCGCTCCCTCGAGGACTGACACCCGCCGCCCCGCCCGCTCCCCCGGGCGGGGCGGCCCGCGCCGTTTACACGCCCGAAAGGCCCGCACATGGATGCCGCCCCCGCCGACTTCACCGACCCCGCCGAGCTCGCCGACCACCGCGAGGCATGCGACCTCTGTGAGGCATGCGACCCGTTCCGCGCGTTCGGCGCGTGCTCCACCTGCCACGACGACGCCGAGGCTATCGGCCCCGCCGAGCTCTCGCCGTGTTGCGGCTCCCCCGTCTACTTCCCCGGCCCCGTCGAGGACGGCCCCGAAAGGTTCGCATGCTTCACCTGACACACACCCTCGCGGGCGAGGAGTGCGACATCTACATGCCCGAGTCCCGCGCCGAGCTCGAGGGCTTCCACGCCTTCCTCGCCCGCGGCGACAAGGTGCTCGGCCTGGACACCGAGACCACCGGCCTCGACATCTACGGGCGCGCGTTCGGCGTGCGCCTCGTGCAATTCGGCAACGCCCGCGAGGCATGGGTGCTCCGCGCCGACCTCTTCCCCGAGTCGATCCGCGCCGCGCTCCGGCAACCCCGGATGTTCGCGGTGCACAACGCCGCCTTCGACCTCCAAGTCATCGACCGCACGCTCGGCGTCACGCTCGAGGAGCTCGGCCCCCGCGTGTTCGACACCCGCATCTTCGCCCACCTCCTCGACCCTCGGCAGAAACACGAGGGCGGGCGGGGCCTCCGCCTCAAAGAGCTCGCCAAGCTTCTCGTCGACGCCAAGGCGCCCGACACCGAGGAGGGCTTGCACGCGGTATTCCACAGCATCACCGACCCGACCACCGGGCTCAAGTGCACCAAGGACACCGGCTGGGCGCACATCCCCATCGACCACGAGCTCTATGTGCGATACGCGGGCCTCGACGTGCTCCTCGAGACTCGCATCTTCTACGAGCTCGCCCCGGTCATCAAGCGGCGAGGGTTCAACAACCTCTCCAAGTTCGAGCACCACCTCCAAGTGCTCCTCGCCGTCATGCAACGCCGAGGCGTGCTCCTCGACGTCGACTACATCGACGACCTCTCGCACAAGCTCCTCAGCGAGCGAGACCGCTTCGCGCTCGTCGCCAAGCGCTACGGCGTCGAGAACGTCAACAGCGACGACCAAGTCCGCGCCGCCCTCCTCGGCATGGGCGAGGAGCTCACCGAGCTCACCGAGAGCGGCAACGCGTTCTCCGTCGCCAAGGACGTCCTGTTGCCTCTGGCCGACCTCGACCGCGACTGGGAGCGAAACCACGTCCGCGAGCCCAACCCGCTCGCCGACGCGGTGCTCCGCGCCAAGCGCGCCGGAAAGTGGCGCGAGAGCTACGCACAAGCGTTCCTCGAGCTCCGCGACGGCGACGACCGGCTCCACGCGAGCATCGGCGGCCTACAGGCCCGCACCGCTCGCATGTCGATCAGCCGCCCGCCGTTGCAACAGCTTCCGTCGGGAGACTGGCGCATCCGGCGCGCGCTCATCGCCGACCCCGGCAACCTCATCATCGCCTCCGACTACTCGCAGGTCGAAATGAGGGTGCTCGCGGGCCTGTGCCAAGACCCCACGCTCGTCGAGGCGATCCTCTCCGGCGTCGACCTCCACGACTTCACCGCGTCGCGCGTGTTCGGCGAGGAGTTCACCAAGGCGGAGCGCAAGGTCGCCAAGGCCATCGGCTTCGGCAAGGTGTACGGCGGCGGCAAGGCCACCGTGTCTAAACAGACCGGCGTGAGCGAGGAGAGCGTCGCCCCGGCGATGACCGCCTACGACAAGACCTTCCCCGGCATCAAGCGCTACTCCAACAAGCTCGTCAACGCCGCCAAGTACGGCGAGCGGAGCGTCAAGACCGTCGCCGGGCGGGTGCTCCCGCTCGACCGCGAGCGGCTCTACGCGGCCACCAACTACATCGTGCAGAGCACCGCCCGCGACGTCCTCGCCCAAGCCATCGTCGACATCTTCGACGCGGGCATGGGCGACTACCTCAACCTCCCCATCCACGACGAGCTCGTCGCGCAGGCGCCCGTCGGGGATGCGGAAGAGGTCATCCGGGAAATCGGGCGCCTCATGGAGTCCGAGTTTTACGGCATCCCCATCACGTCCGACCCCGAGGTGTACGGGCCGACATGGGGACACGGCTACGGCGGGTGCAAGCCCGACAAGGTCACCGGCCTCTGTGCCATCCCCACCGCCACACCCCACCCGCACGCCTACGGCGTCGCGCACCACCGAGAGGCAATCGCCGCATGACATCGCACGCTCAACTCTTCGATGAGTTCAACGTCGCCGCCAACCGCGCGGCGCACACCCTCCTCGACGGCGCCGCCGTCCAATGGCAGGCCCCGCCCCGCCCGTCGCGCGTGGGCGGCACGCACGCCGAGACGCAAGCCGCCGCAGGCGAGCCGACCGAAAAGGCCAAGCACGGCATCAGCAACCCCACCGCCGACATCGTCGCCGACCCGCGCCGCCTCAAGGTGCGCGCCGCCGTCGTCGACCTCGAGCTTGAGCTCAAGCGCGCCACCCTCCGGCTCCGCGCCAAGGCCGCCAAGCTCGAGGCCGCCGTAGCGGAGTGGAGCGGCGAAACGCAAGAGGACTAAGCGTTACCGTTTCGTTATCGTCCGCGTGTATCAGGGTGCGCAAGTCGCCTTGCGCTTCGGGTTAGGGTAGTGGCACCCATTACCCATTGCCTCCGACATCCCCGTCGGAGGTAAGCCCACCGCCTCCGGCCAACCCATCGGAGGCAACTCCCGCGCGGGCGTAAGCACGCCGTCCGCGCCGTCGCTTCATGCGTCGACGTGCGTCTCTTTGGCGTGCGTCGACTCATGGGCGTCGCCTTGCGTGCAAGAGGAGAAACCCATGTCCAAGATCACGATGCACGAGCTCTTCGAGGCCGCCGCCCCCAAGCTCGAGCCGCTCCCCCTCGCCACCGAGCTCGACCTCATCGCCCGGGCGCGCGACGGCGAGGAGGCCGCCCACAACGCGCTCCTCCGCGCCTACATCCCCGCCATTCGCGGCGCCGTCTCCGCGCAGTACAAGCGCCTCCGCGAGACGCACGACCTCGGCGAGGTGCGCTCCCTCGTGCTCCTCGCGTTCGTCGAGGCCATCGAGACCACCGACGACGGCAAGCGCCTCGCGGGCAACATCAAGGCCCGCGTCATGCACGCCGTCCACAACGACGCCCTCCCGCCGTCGGCGGTCTCCGTCCCCGCCCGCACCTACTCGCGGTTCGTTCAGATCATCGACGCCGCCGAGGGCAACCTCGCCAAGGCCGAGGAGCTCGCCCCCGGGATGGGCATGACTGTCGAGGTGTTCCGCGCGATCCGCGAGGCCCGCGGAGTGTGGCGGTCGCTCGAGGCCGAGACCGAGGCGCGTGAGACTAGCGCCTCGTTCGCAGGCGCGCACGACGGCGACATGGCCGCCACGAGCATCGGCGAGGAGCCCGGCTACGCCTCCGTCGAGCTCGTCGACCTCGTCAACCGTGCGCTCGGCGCCCTCGACCCCGACTCCTATCGCATCGTGCGACTGGCCTACGGCTTCGCCGACTACGAGCCGCTCCCCGACGCCGAGGTCGGCCACCGCCTCGGCTTCACGCGCTCCAAGGTTCAGCGCCTCCGCATGGCCTCCCTCGAGACCATGCACGACGCCGTGTGCGACGCCGAGCACTACGGCGAGTGCGGACGCCCCGAGCGCCACCCCGAGCTCGAGCCCGCCCCGCTCACCGCCGAGGAGCTCGAGCTCCTCGCCACCTTCGAGACCATCGAGGAGGCCGCCTAACCCCACCCGGCCCCCGAGCTCCTCGCGAGCTCGGGGGCCTTTCGCATGTCGGCTTGCGTGTGTCGGCTTGCGCGTGTAAACTCGCTACCATGACGAACACCACCGCGACTCTCTGCCAGGCCCGCCACGTCGTCACCCCCGACGGCGAGGGCGTCATCGTGGGCCTCGAGTTCACCTACGGCGACCACTGGGCGACCCGCCCCACCGGCATCCGCCGCGTCAAGGTCGGCTTCGGCGGCCCCGTCACCGTTGCCGAGGACAACCCGCGCCGCGTGGGCCGCAAGTCCACCACCTACACCTTCGAGACCGTCCGCGAGTACGACGCCGCCGACGTCGCCCCCAAGGCCGCCCCCGCCGCCCGCGAGAGCGTCGAGGACTTCATCGCCCGCAAGCGCGACCCCAAGTGGCGCCCCGCGGCCCTCCCCAAGCCCCGCAGGCTCCCCAAGCTCTCCGACGACAAGTTCGCCGCGCTCATGCGCGAGCACGGGGCGACCGGCTCATGGTGAGCTCCGCGTGTGCGTGCGGCGGCCCCGGGTGCAAGCTCGAGGCCGACTCGCCGCGCCACGGCAAGCGCACCGGCTACGCCAAGCATGGATGCCGATGCGACCCGTGCACCGACGCGCAAGCCGACTATCAAGCCCGCTGGGCCGCCGCCAACCGCGACCGCGTCGCCGCCCTCAACGCCGCCTCCTACGCCCGCCACCGCGACCACCGGCTCGCCGTCATGCGCGACTACGACGCCCGACGCCGAGCCGAGCGGCTCGCCGCCTAGGCCCCGAGCATCCCGCTCGGGGCCCTTTTGCTTGCAGACTTGCGCACGTCGACTTATGCGTGTAAACTCGAGGACATGACGAACACCACCGACACCACCGCCCCCAAGTTCTCCACCCGCGAGGAGTGGCTCACCGCCGCCATCGAGGCCCTCCGCCCCATCTTCGCCGCCGCAGGCGCCGAGCTCCCCGCCGTCCGCGTCTCGGTCGGCTGGCCCGGAGGAGCGGGCCGCAAGAACAGCGTCATCGGGCAATGCTGGGCGACCGCCGCGAGCTCCGACAAGGTCGCGCAACTCTTCATCAGCCCCGTCCTCGACGACGCCGTCCGCGTCCTCGACGTCCTCGTGCACGAGCTCGTGCACGCCGTAGACGATTGCCAGAGCGGCCACAAGGGCGCCTTTGCCAAGCTCGCCAAGGCGGTCGGCCTCGAGGGCAAAATGACCGCCACCGTCGCAGGCGACGAGCTCAAGGCCAAGCTCGAGGCCATCGCCGCCGAGCTCGGCGCCTACCCTCACGCCGCCATCATCCCCGCCCTCTCCGGCGTCAAGAAACAGAGCACCCGCATGCTCAAGGTTGAGTGCACCGAGGGCTCCGGCTACATCGTGCGCATGACGCGCAAGTGGCTCGACGAGTTCGGCGAGCCCTCGTGCCCCTGCCACGGCGAGCGGATGGCCGAGGCCGCGTGAGCACCCTCAACCCCGACGTCATCCCGTGGGAGGTCGGCGGCCCCGTCGCCGTCCTCCTATGGGCCGCCTGGCTCCTCCCCATCGTCGCCCGCTACACCCGCGCCCGCCGCGCCGCCCGAAAGGCCGCCCGCTAATGTCTCACTCCCGCGCCTACATCAAGCCCGACTCGCTCCCCGTCCTCGTCGTCGCCGTCGTCATCACCACCGCGCTCGGCCTGTCCTCGTTCCTCCTGTCCTACGCGGGCCTCACCGCCGCCGCCGAGTGGGCGAACGTCCCGCCGTGGCTCGCGTGGGCCATCCCCGTTACGTTCGACGGCGCGATCCTCGTTTACACGCTCGCGGCTCTCGTGTTCCGCGCACGCGGCGAGTCGGCCCGCCTCGCGTGGCTGTCCCTGTCCCTCTTCACCGGCCTCTCCGTCGTCGCCAACGGCCTCCACGCGTGGGACGCCGCCCCCGAGGTGCTCCGCACCGTGCTCGGCATCATCATCGCGGGCCTGGCGCCCGTCGCCGTCCTCCTCACCACGCACACCCTCGCCCGGCTCATCGTGGCCCGTCCCGACGAGCTCGACGAGCCCGAGCCCGAGGCCGAGGTCGCCGAGTGGGACACCCGCGAGCTCACGCCGTACCTCGAGACCATCGACGACGCGGTCGCCGAGCTCACCGAGGCCACCGCAACCCCGCCCGCCGCGCTCGTCTCGTCGGCCCGCATCCCGTCCCGTCCCGCAACGCTCGCCGACACCAAGGCGCGCGACGCCCGCATCGCCGAGCTCGCCGCCGAGGGCAAGAGCCTCCGAGCCATCGCCGCCGAGGTGCGGTGCTCCAAGTCCACCGTCGCCCGCGTCCTCGGACGGCCCGCCGAGGAGGCCGCCGAGCCCGCCACGCTCAAGGACACCACCACGACGCCGCGCGTCCTTGCATGATCCGACTTGCGAGAGTCGAGAGCCGCAACCTAACCTCTAAGCACACATCGAAAGGCCCGCCATGACTGACACCACCTCCGCCCTCTCCATCGAACAGCGCCGCGACATCCTCGTCCGCGAGCTCAAGAAATACCGGGGCGACGGCTACGCCGTCGACGTCTCCCCCGACGGCCTCACCGCCACCCTCACCCGCCGTAAGCGCATCAACCCGCTCGTGTTTGTCATCCTCGCCATCTTCACCCTCGGCATCGCCCTCATCTGGTTCGCGTTCCGCGCCGCCAACCGCAAGACTGAGACCGTCATCCTCCGCGTCGACGAGCGCGGCAAGATCATCCGGGCCTAGCGCCCGCTCCCGCCAAGGCCCCCGCCCTCCTCGAGGCCGGGGGCCTTTCGCGTTCCTTGTCGCGCTCGTCGACTTGCGCACCTGTTTACACGCGTGTATGATCGAAGCATGACGAACACCACCGCCTCCGACATCTACCCCGACCTCAAGGGCTCCGACCGCGTCACCGTCCCGTGCGGGCGATGCGGCGGCACCGGCGTCTACTCCGGCCCGAGCAACGCCTCGTGGGACAACGGCCTCGGCACGACGACATGGTGCTTCCGATGCGGCGGCGCCAAGACTGAGACCGTCCTCGTCTCCTCGCTCCGCGCCGCCGAGCGCCGCCGCGTCAAGGCCGCCGCCGAGGCCCGCGCCGCCGCCGAGGCTTTCGCCGCCCGCGCCGCCGCCTACTGGACGCCCGAGACCAAGGCCCTCCGCGACGAGGCCACCGAGCTCCACATCGGCATGCGCGAGGGCGACCCGCTCCGCCGCTCGCTCGGCGCCGCCCTCGAGCTCATCGAGGCCCTCGACGAGACCGGCCCCGCCGCCGTCCGCGTCGAGCTCGAGGCCATCGCCGCCCGCGACGCCGCCAAGGTCGCCGCCCCCGAGGGCCGCGTCGAGCTCGAGGGCGTCATCGTCGGCCTCAAGTACCGCGAGCCCTACGCCTACGGCGCCGCGGGCTCGTGGGCCGCCGTCATCGAGTGCGACGGGTTCAAGGTCTACGGCACCCTCCCCTCGTCGATCAGCGCCGCCGAGCGCGGCACCCGCGTCGCGTTCACCGCAACCCTCGAGCGCTCCGAGGACGACGCCTCGTTCGCCTACTACAAGCGCCCCACCAAGGCCCGCATCCTCGAGGCCGCCGAGTAAGGCGCCCCCGAAAGGCCCCGGCAGACTCGCCGGGGCCTTCGCATAAGTCGACTTGCGCACGCGTTTACACGCATGTACAGTGGAGTTATCGCCGGATGGCCCGGCGAGGCCCGGGAGGGCCATCCCGAAAGGGGGCCGACAATGGCCGCTCACCTCTTCCCCTCGCTCGGCGCCGTGCTCCGCCACGTCGAGGAGACGCGGGCGTCGTGGCCGACGTCGACGGTCTCGGCGACGTTCGCCTACCGTGTCGACCTGGGCGCCGCGGGCGACTACGTCGCCGAGCGCGCCATCCTCCGCGACGGCACACCCGACCCGGGCGTCGTCGAGCTCGAGCCGCTCGCGGCCTGGGAGGCGCGCGTCGAGGCCGAGGACGCCGCGCTCGCCGAGCTCCTCGCGGAGGTGGCTCGATGAGCCGCACGGCGGTCCTCGAGCCCGACCTCGCCGCGGGCGATGTCCCGACCCGCACGTCGCTCCTCTGTCAGCACGGGCGCGAGGGCTATTGCCACGACGACGCCTCCGACGCGGAGCGCCGCGCGGTCGCGTTCCTCTACGAGCACGCCTACGCCTACGCGCTCCCTGCGCTCGGCGCCGACGAGGCCGAGGGCTACGCCGCATGGTCGCTCGCCGAGGCGTGGGCGCCCGGCGCGCTCATCCTCTCCGGGAGCCACTCGCGCGACCTCGCCGAGTACCGAGCCGCTCGCGGCCTCTAGCTCGCCCTCGCAAGGCCCTCGCTTAGGCGGGGGCCTTTTCGCGTATTCTCGATGCGCACTAGGTACATACCGCGCCCGCATTCTGTACCTAGTGCGCATTGGGTTGTCGCTCGTGTAGGCTCTTGCGCATGTCGACTCCCGCAAGCCCTCCGCGCGCCGTGCTGTATCTCCGCCTCTCGCGCGAGGATGATGCCTCGACCTCGATTGTCCGCCAACGGGCCGAGCTCGAGGAGCTCGCCGAGCGCGAGGGTTGGCTCATCGAGCGCGAGCTCGTCGACGACGGCCTCACCGGGCGCAAGCAACGCGCCAACGCCGTCGAGGCTCTCCGCATGCTCCGCGACGGCGAGGCCGACGCCCTCGTCGTGTGGAAATTCGACCGATGGAGCCGCCAAGGTCTCCGCGCCGTCGCCGACCTCGTCGAGACCCTCGACGAGCGCCCCGACGCGCTCTTCGTCGCGCACCGCGACGGCCTCCGCTCGAGCTCGCCCGCATGGCGCATCATCGCCTCTGTCCTGGCCGAGGTCGCCCGCATGGAGTCCGAGAACACCTCCACCCGCATCCGCTCGTCGCAACGCCACCTCCGCGAGGCTGGCCGCTTCCGCGGCATGGTTGTCCCGTTCGGCTACCGAGCCACCGCCAACCCCGACGGCCCCGGGCGAGTGCTCGTGCACGATGAGCTCGAGGCGCCGCTCATCCGAGACATCGCGCGCCGCGTCCTCGAGGACGGCGCCACCCTCACCGAGCTCACCCGCGAGCTTCGCGACCGAGGCATCCCCACCGGCAAGAGCCCCGCCCGTAAGGCTCGGCAGGCGGGCAAGCCGCACGCCGACCTCGAGCGCGGCCTCTGGCACCTCTCCGCCCTCCGCACGCTCCTCCGCAACGAGACCCTCCTCGGGCGCACCACGCACGTCGTCGACGGGCGCCGCGTGGCGTACACCGACGAGCACGGGCTCCCCGTCACGCTCTGGCCGCCCATCCTCGACGTCGCCACCGTGCAAGCGCTCCGCGAGCGACTCCCCGAGCACGGCGGCAAGATCGGCGCCCGTACCGCCACCCGCCGCGCCGCGCGCCTCCTCTCGGGCGTGGCATGGTGCGAATGCGGCGCCAAGCTCTACGTCCACCGCTCGGGCCGCGCCCCGTACTACCGATGTTCAAGCAAGTCCTTCGACATCGACGCCCCGTGTCCCGCCCCGCGCATCCTCGCCGAGCCCCTCGAGGCGCACGTCGCCGACGCCTACCTCGCCGTAGCGGGTGCCTGGCCCGAGCTCGAGGAGGTCCGCGTCGTGAGCAACCCCGAGACCGACGCCGAGCTCGCCGACATCGAGACCGCCCTCGCCGAGGCCACCACCGCCCTGCTCTCCGACGGCGCCGACGACGTCGCGATCCTCGCCCGCATCGGAGCCCTCAAGGCCCGCCGCCGCGAGCTCGCCGACCGACCGGCCTCCGCCCACGTCGAGCTCCGCCCCACGGGCCGCACGATGGCCGAGGCGTGGCACGCCGCCGACCCCGAGACCGCCGACGGGCTCCGCAAGCGCCGCGACCTCGTCCTCGCCGCCCTCGACCACGTCGAGCTCCGCCCGGGCGCCCACAAGACGCACCCCGGCCCCATCGAGGAGCGCGTGCGCCTCCACTGGCACCCGCCGCTCGAGCTCGCCGCCTAGTTTCGCGGGAAGAGCAACAAAGGCGGACGCTGGTGGCGGACGCTGGGCGGACGATGCCCTCCCCCAGCGTCCGCCTAGCACCGTCCGCCACCGTCCGCCACCGTCCGCCGAGCCCAAAATGACACCACCGTCCGCCCAGCGTCCGCCCCAGCGTCCGCCCCAGCGTCCGCCTAGAAACCCGCGGAATTACGCGGCAAAACGAGGTAGGCGGACGCTGGGACGATGCTCCCCAACCACTCGTCTCTCCGTAAGAGCTCCGATCCGATACGCGCAAGTCGGGACTCGTGATGCGAACGTTATGCGCCGATGAGGGAACGATGAGAAACCGCGTTAGGGTAGTCCCGTCAGCCGATGTCTATGCCTCCGCATACGCTACGACTAGCCCGATTCCCCGTAGGCACGCCGCTCGCCCGAGGCGTCCTCTCCGGGCATGGCAGACACCAACACCCGCACCCCGCACACGCTCCTCGAGGAGGCACGCAACTACACCATCCGAGACGCCGCCCGCACCGCGCTCCTCCTCGAGGCCCTCGTGATGCTGGCACTCGACGCCAACGTCTCCGCGCCCGAACGCGAGCCCGAGGCCCCGACCCCCGACGCCCCCGCCCCCAGCACCGGGAGCGCCAAACGCCCCACCTCATCGCGACGCAAGACGACGAAACCGACCCCAGCTACGAATACCGATGCCACATAAGCTCTTCGGGCGCGCAGTACGCCACCACATCGCCGACCTCCGAGACTTCACCCCCGACCGCAACCCGTGGAACGCCGCCCCCGACGGCTTCCTCCTCGCCCCGCTCGCGGTCGCCTATCAGCAGGCCACCGCGGACGTCCTCGAGTACCTCGTGGACACCTACGGGCCGGAGGACGGCGCACGCGCCTTCCGCAACCTCCTCGAGACGCACGCCGAGCTCCTCCCCGAGCCGCTCACCGGCATCCGCGCCGACGAGCCCATCGCCCCGCAAGGCGGCGACGGCACCGTCCTCCGGGCCGCGATCATGTCGAGGCGCGACGCCCGCGCCCACGCCGTCGCCCGGTCGGCAGGCGTAGGACTCACCACCGAGCCCGTCGAGGTCATCGGCTAGCCTCCCCGGCATCGGCACACCCCGAGGCCCCGCTCACGCTCCCCCGAGCTCGAGCGGGGCCTCTTTCGTTCGCGACTTGCGCGTGTCGACTCGCGCGTGTAAACTCGTGCACATGACGAACACCCACCGCATCCGCCCCGCCGCCACCTACGTCGCCCCCAAGGGCACCGCGCCCGTGCTGTCCTCGGTCGACGGCTCGCCCATCATCGTCGCCCCGCACGGCTCGCCCGTCTCCGGCGACCGCCTCACGCGCGAGGTGTTCAAGAACCCCTCCACCGTGCGCCGCATCGTCGCCCAGCGCAACACCCGCGGCTCCCTGTGGGAGCGCGTCGCCGAGCGGGCCGCCCGATGAGCGCCCGCCCCGCCCTGGGCGTCCTCTCCCCGCACACGCTCCCGTCGAAAGGCTCGACCATGTCCACCGTCCCCATCGCCCCCGCCTCCCCCGCGCCCGGCGCCATCGTCGGCGCGCACATCGACATCCCGGTCGACTGGGAGCCCCTCAAGGGCGTCAGCTTCGACGACATCGTCACCGGGCCGAGCTCCGAGCTCCTCGTCGAGCCGCTCAACCCGCACGCCCCGCACCGCCCCAAGGCCGCCCACCGTGGGCGCATGCGTGTCAACCGCCCGGTGCTCCAACAGGCACCCCGCGACGGCTTCCTCGCCGAGCTCCGCGCCGCCTTCCGCCGCGCGACCGAGGCCGCCGCATGAGCGCCCGCGGCCTCTTCCCCGCGGGCGCCTGGCTCGACGAGACGCGCGTACTCGACACCGCCTCCGCCGACGCCCTCCGGCGCAAGCGCAACGACCTCAAGGCCCTCGCCTTTCCGTTCGTGTACTCGAGCAACGCCACCGCCTCCGACGCCGCCTCCACGGCTCTCAGCGAGGCCCTCGAGCGCGCCGTCAACGCCGCCGTCGAGGCATCCACCGCCAAGCGCGAGGCCGAGCTCGTCGAGCACTTCGCCCGCCGCTACGGCGTCGAGGCCGACCCCGACGTCGTCCGCCGCATCCTCGCCGAGCCGTGCCGCGCCCGCCGCCACCGAGAGGAGGCCGCCACCCCCGGCACCGCCCTCCACGCCCTCCTCGAGCGGCAGAGACACGAGCTCGCCGCCGAGCGTCTCCGCATCGCCATCGACGACGCGCACATCTTCGACGACGAGGTGTGGGCGCCCTACGTCGGCACCGACGACGGGCTCCGCACCCGATGAGCACCGACACCACCCTCCGCCACCCCATGAGAGGACACCGCACCATGAGCAACACCACCGCCCCCGAGACGCGCCGCGAGCGCGCCGCGTTCCGCCCGCTCCCCACGCCCCTCGACCGCGTCAAGGCCGCCGCCCGCGAGCTCCGCAACCTCCCCGGGCAGTACACCCGCCTCCGCGGCGCCGAGGGCAACGGCGACCGCGTCGCCGACCTCGTCACCTCCGACGCCGGGCGCATCGGCGACGCGATCCTCGAGCACGCCGAGCTCATCGGCATCGAGCTCGCCGAGGTCGCCTCCCACTCGCACCGCTACGCCGCCGACCGCGACCGCGCCGAGGCCGCCCTCCGCGACATCCGGCACCTCGTCGAGACCGCGCACGAGAGACACACCGCGGACACTGTGGGCCGCATCGAGAGCATCCTCGACGAGGCTGGCGTACAGTGAGCGGCATGGGGACTGGGGAGGCGCCCGTACCGACGTCGCCGCTGGACCGGCTCAAGGCCCTCGCGGACTCACTCGCCGACGGGCCCTCCGCCGTGGCCTCCGAGGTACACGCCGAGCTCGAGGCATCCGTCACCGCGCTCGCCTCGTGCGTCGCCGACATCCGCCTCGCGGTCGACGACCGCTCCCTCAACAGCGCCGAGGCCATCATCCGCGTCGAGGCGATCCTCGACCGCTACGGGCTCAACTAGCCCGCCCGACACGGCCCCGAGCTCCGCATCGCGAGCTCGGGGCCTCTCGCGTATTGTCGTGCGAAACGGAGAGCCGCTCGAGAGAGGGCCTTCTCCACCATGACTCACACTACGCGAGCGCGACGGCTTCCGCAAGTCGACTTGCATGCGTCGTGTAAACGTGTATGATGGAACCATGACGAACACCACCCGCACCGCCGAAATCGCCGCCGCTCGTGAGGCCGACACCCGCATCGCCGCCGCATGGGCCGCCTACTACGAGGTCGCCGACAAGGCCAAGACCCTCCGCTCCGAGGCCCGCCGCCTCCGCAAGAACCTCGGCCACTTCGCCGCCAACGTCGCCGCGAGCCGCACCAAGCGCGCCGACGAGTACGACGCCCGCGCCGAGGCCATCGACGCCGAGGCCCTCCCGCTCCGCGAGGCCGCCGTCGAGCTCGACCGCGAGCTCTACAAGGGTTGGACCCGGTTCTACCTCGTCGAGCACATCCACAACACGGCACATTGCTCGAGCTTCCGACCCACCACCCGCGTCGGCTGGCTCCCCGACGTCTCCGGCCTCACCGAGGCCGAGGCGGTCGCCGAGCACGGCGCCACGCTCTGCTCCATCTGCTTCCCCTCCGCCCCCGTCGAGCTCACCACCAAGCCCGCCGACCCCGAGACGTGCTCGGGCTCCGGCAAGCCCATCCCCGCCGACCTCCCCAAGCGCCGCGGCTTCGCCGCTGGCAATTGGGTCACCTGCCCCGACTGTGGAGCCAAGGTCGGCACGCCCAACAACGCGTACCGCATCCGCAAGCACAAGCGCGCATAAGGCGTCCCGCCCCAAGGCCCCGAGCTCCGGCTCGGGGCCTTTCGCGTCCCGCCGTCCCTTTCGCGTCCCGACTTGCGCGAGTGTTTACACGCGTGTATGATGGGACACATGACGAACACCACCCGCCCCGCCGCCCCGCTCGCCACCCTCGTCGCCGAGGTCAAGGCCGCCGAGGAGGCCCTCGCCACCATCGCCGCCGACCGCGACGCGTACACCGGTCAGCCCGCGTTCAAGGCCGCCCGCGCCGCCGAGGCATACGCCCTCCTCAACTCCGCCCGTGCCGAGCTCGTGCGCCGCGGGCTCGACGACGAGGGCCGCCCCGCCGCCGACCCCTTCGCCGACTTCGAGCTCGAGCTCGCCGAGGCGGTCGCCGCATGAGCGCCCGGCCCGCCTGGCGCCCCGCCGCCGAGCGCGCCGCGAGCCTCACGGCTCCCCAGCGCGCCGCCCTCGCCGCCGTCCGCGCCCGCACGTTCGACACCGCCACCGAGCTCGGCGTCTCCGGCGCCTCTCTCGCCTCGCTCGAGCGCCTCGGCCTCGTCGACGTCCGCTCGACGCGCGTGCAGTCCAGCAACCCCCGCGCCCGCGTCTCCACCGAGCCGATCATCCGCCGCTACCGCATCACCGGCACCGGCGTCGTCGTCCTCAACGCCCTCCGCCGCGAGGAGGCCGCCTCGTGAGCCTCTACGACGGCGCCCGCGTGCGTCTCCGCGCCGACCTCCCGCTCCTCCCCGCGGGCGCGCTCGGCACCGTCGTCCGCACCGAGCCCGATGGCCTCATCCGCGTCGCCTTCGACGTGTGGGAGCCCGCCCGCGGCACCTACCGCCGCGCGACGCCCCGCGACGGCATCGACCTCGTCGAGCCCGCCGAGCTCGAGCGCCTCGCCTAGATTCTTTCGCGTCTCGACTTGCGCGAGTGTTTACACGCGTGTACACTGGAACCATGACGAACACCACCGCAGACACCATCCCCGCCGCCAACATGGAGCTCGCGCTCGGCACCCCCGAGGCCCTCCTCCTCAAGGCCATCGCCGCCAAGGGCGTCGAGCTCGCCGCCGAGGCTGGCCTCGACGTCACCGACCCGGCCATCGTCGAGCAGGCTTCCCGCGCGGCCCTCCGCGCCGCGTGGGAAATGGAGCCCCGCCTCCGCGAGATTGTCGGCAACGTCGTCTGGACCGCCGTCAACGGCAAGCTCCCCTAACCCCGGGAGGGGCCGCCCGGCCCCTCCCCCGCCCTCCAACCTGACAGGATCATCGCATGGACACCTTCGACCGCGTCTCCGAGTCGCCCGAGCCCTACCGCGCGGACGCCCCCACCCTCCGCAGGTGGGCCGCCCATCGCCGGAGGGAGGCGGAGCACTTCACCACGCGCAAGCCCGAGCTCGCCGCCCGCAAGCTCGATGAGGCCGCCGAGCTCGAGGCCCGCGCCGCCGCCCTCGAGGCCGAGGAGAGCACCCGATGAGCGACACCACCGCCCTCCGCCGCGAGCGCCGCGAGCTCGTCGACGAGCTCAACCGCACCGTAGGCGACCCCGGCGCCGAGCCCCGCGCAGGCATCGCCCGACGCATCCGCGAGCTCGACGCCGCCATCACCTCCGCCGAGCTCGCCGACGGCGCCGAGTCGCCGCTCGTCGCCCTGGCCGCCGACCGCTTCGCCGACATGCTCCGGCCCGTCGTCGACAACATCGCGCCCGCCGATTCTCCCAAGCGGGCGAGCGCGGCCCGCTTCGCCGCGGAAGAGTTCGCACGCGACCTTGCCTCCGCCCTCGCCCGCCGCCTCGCGCGCTAGTCGACTTGCGCTCGTCGTGTAAACGTGTATGATGGAACCATGACGAACACCACCGCCGCTAGCCTCCGCAAGCTCTCCACCGCCGACCTCGAGGAGCTCCTCGCCTCGACCAAGCGCACCGCCGACTCGCTCGAGGAGCGCCGCAAGTTCCGCGAGGCCGACGCCGCCGACCGCGAGGCCAAGCTCATCGCCCGCATCCTCGCCGAGCGCACCGCCCGCTAACCCCTCCGACCTGACAGGATCACACCATGTACATCGCCGATGTCGCCCACGCCTCCCTCGAGGCCATCGTCAGCATGAGCCCCGCCGAGCTCCTCGCACAGTCCGACGCCGTGCAGTACGAAATCGCGAGCCGCCGCGACGACGCCGTCGCCGCCGCCGACGACCGCGTGCACCGCCTCTTGCTCGAGCTCGAGCAGGCCAAGCACGACGCCGAGTTCAAGCGCACCGCCGCCGAGGTCGCACACGCCATCATCAACAACTACAGCGACCCGCTCTTCGAGCGCCTCCCGGGCGACGTCATCATCCGCCGCGACACCGAGCTCGAGCACACCGTCCTCGCCGTGCGCGTCGACCCGGGCACCCGCGTCCTCTACTACACCGTCCCGACCCGGCAGGCCGCCGAGCGCCACGGCGACGGCGCCGCGCCGGTGTGGCGCCCCGCCGACGAGTTCCGCCGCCCATGAGCGCCGCCCACCTCCTCGCCGAGCTCGAGGCGACCGAGGCCGCCCTCGCGACCCTCGTGCCGCAGGCCAAAGAGCTCCGCCGCGTCGCTAACGATCGTTGGGCCGAGGTCCGCCACCTCACCGAGCGCAAGCGTGAGCTCCGCGCCGAGGCCGCGCGCCTCCTCGCCTCCGCCGCATAGAATCGAGACCAAGTCCCGCAGGTGTTCGTCATACCACCGCGGGCGGGCCCCCGAGCAACTCCGCTCGGGGGCCTTTCTCATCCTCTGGTGCGTGTCTCGACTTGCGCGTGTGTTTACACGCGTGTATGCTCTAGGTATGACGAACACCACCGCCACCATCGCCCACACCATCCGCGAGCAGATCACCACCGGCGCCCTCATGGCCCTCGGCGCCCGCGAGCTCATCGCGACCGAGTCGGGCCTCCGCTTCACCGCGAGCATCCTCCCGTTCACCAAGAGCGGCGCCCGTGGCACCCGCGCCCGCGCCATGCGCGTCGAGGTCACCCTCAACGGCCTCGACTACTACGACGTCGTCGTCTCCTACGCGGGCCGCGACTACTCGACCGTCGAGCACTACGCGGGCGACAACATCGACGCCTTCTCGCTCGCCCGCATCCTCCTCGCCCTCGACTACGACGGCCCCACGGCCCTCAACCCCCGGATGCTCTGAGAGCCTCCCCGGCCCCGAGCTCCTCTCGAGCTCGGGGCCTTCCGCTTGCGCGGCTCGACTTGCGCAAGTGTTTACACGCGTGTATGCTGTAGGTATGACGAACACCACCCCCCGCATCACCGCCGCCCTCATCCGCGACCTCGAGGCCAACGTCGCCCGTCTCGCCGAGGAGGTCAAGGCCGCAGGCGTCCGCGTCTCCGCCGCCCTCTACGCCGAGCACCGCGCCGCTCTCGACCACATGCTCAACGCCCGCAACGCGCTCGGCGTCGCCGCCTACTACGAGCGCCTCGCGATCACCGAGGCCGCCAACGCCCGCCGCTTCGCCCCCATCGGCGCCTAAGCCGCCCCGCCCGCAGGCCCCCGAGAGAATTTCTCGGGGGCCTTTCCGTGCTCCGACCTGGCCCTTTTGTGGGCGGTTCCCCACTATATGTGTGAAAAGTCGGAGGGGCCCGTGAGCAGGCCGAGCGCGCCGGGCGTCCTCTCGAGGCATGACAGACAACGCCTCACTCCCCGCCCCCGGCGAGCTCGCCTCCGAGCCGCTCGACAAGCTCCTCCGCGACTGGCGCGACCTTTCCATCGGCACCGGCGCCGCCGCCTTCCTCGTCGACGAGGTCGGAGGCGAGGAGGAGGCCGCCGAGCGCATCGAGGCCGCCGAGGTCGCGTTTCTGGCCGCGACCGCCGACCTCGTCGACGCGTTCCGCACGCATCCCGCCCTCGGCTACGGCGACGCCGTCGAGCGCCTCACCGACCTCCTCGCCGAGCTCCCCGAGCCGCACCTCGACATCGACGACGTCGCCGCCGCCGCCGCCGCCACCATCCGCTGAGACCCCGACCCCGAAAGGCCCGCCATGCGCCCCGTCACCCCCTGTCCCGACCGCCGCTGTCCCGTCCGCCACGCCGACACCGCCGCGCCCCGCGAGGGCGACCTCGTCTCCGCCACCAAGGGCGAGACCGCCCTCGTCGGGCGCGTCGCCAAGTGCACCCGCATGCTCCCTCGCCGCCTCTACACATCCGAGGGCCCCACCGAGTGCACCGAGCTCGTCGTCGGCGTCACCGGCCCCACCGCGGGCCCGACGCTCGAGACCCTCCGCCGCAACGGCTTCGAGCTCGTCGTGCTCGAGCGCGCCCCCGAGCTCCCCACCGAGCCCGGCGTCTACGTCGACCGCACCGGCGACGTCTGGCGCATCTTCGCCGAGGGCGAGCCGCTCAAGTGCCTCTCCACCTCGGGCGACATGGGCGACGTCGACCCGGCCAACTGGGCGCCGTTCACCAAGCTCGTCAAGGCGGGCGAGTGATGGCCGCCGCGGTCGGCTATGCCGACGTCCTCGTGCGCCCCGTCCTCGACGAGGACGCCGTCGCCGAGCTCAAGCAAGCCATCCTCGAGACCGTCGCCGACGCGCTCGCCGCCGCCGCGCCCGGCCCGGGCGCGTTCGTGTTCGTCAAGCTCTCGAGCGAGGCAGGCGAGCACCTCGCCCGCGTCGACCGCATCGTCGCCGTCGAGGGCCTCCCGTCGGGCTCCGCCGTGCACATCACCGGCGCCGACGCCGTCATCCTCGACGCCCGCTCCCCCGACGAGGTGCTCGAGGCGATGGCCTCCGCCTGGCGCGAGGCCATCACGCCGCGATGGGTGCTCCCCGCCGACTTCGAGGTCGACTCCGCAGGCATCGTCAGCGACCGCCTCATGGTGATTCCGTGAGCACCTAGGCGTCAATATCACATGGGAGAGAAAAGGTCTCCCACTCGCCTCGTCGACCGGGCGCGCTACTACAGAAAGCGGCCCGGCACGAGGCGCCCTTTCCCGGTTCGTCTAATGGCAGGACGGCGGCCTTTGGAGCCGCTTGTCTAGGTTCGAGTCCTAGACCGGGAGCAACCCCTTCACCCCCGCTCGAGGAGCCTCCTCCTCTCCCTCGAGCGGGGGCTCCATCCGGTGATGATGCGCCCTGCCTCGGTTGTCCCCTGGCCGCCTCTCTCACCACCCGCCGAGTTCGAGCATCGAGGCTCCTCGGCCCGGCCCTCGAGCGCGTCCCCTTCCGCGCTCGAGGGCCTTTCTCTTGCACCCCACCACCCGAGGAGCCCCGCTATGGCATGGGAGAACAGCGACCGCAAGGCCCGCCTACCCTCCGACTGGCAGGCGCGCCGCAAGCGCGTCCTCGCCCGCGACCGCTACCGATGCCAGGCAGAGCTCTCGACCGGCGAGCTCTGCCTCGAGCCCGCGAACCAATGCGACCACATCGAGCACGGCGACAACCACGACGAGAGCAACCTCCAATCGCTCTGCCCCTACCACCACAAGCACAAGAGCGCGCGAGAGGGCGTCGCCGCCCGCAAGCCGCGACCTTCTCGCCGTCGCGCCCCGGAGCCGCACCCCTCGCTCCGGCGTGTGTGAGTGTCTCTCCACGCCCGTTCCCCGAGACCTCCTCGAGGGTGGGGGAGGACTCCCCCCACCCCCCTCCCTTCCTCCCCGGTGCGGCAT